TTCCGATTATAGCTGGTTTAATCCAACAGCAAATAGAATCTTTCTGCGGTCGGGTTCTTCGGGTGATGGTTCTCGATGCGGGGTCTTCGTGGCTTATGCTGATTATGCTGCCTCCTCGCTTTCATGGACGGCTCTCGGTGCAAGATTAGCCTTTTATGGTAAGATTGTTGTAGTTGATTCAGATACATTTAAGAAAATGCAGGCATAGTCCTGAGTAATATAGATAATTAAATATTAATAACAAGGGCGGATCTAAAAGAATTACTATGAGATGACTTTATAGTAAGACTGCTGTCACATTATTTCATACTTGAAAAAACAGTCAGGTAATTCAGATAATGGTTCTCAATGCAGAGTCTTCATAGCTAATGCTAATAATGCATCCTCGAATTCATAGACGAATATCAGTGAAATTTTGGAACTAACAAATACTTTCAGATACTTTCAAAAATGTTTGTTGAACTTAGATCAGCCTTACCTCTAGGTAAAAGATAACAGGTGCTTTGAAGAGACCCTAGTAGTATTGGGCGAACGGGTCTTACCACCAAAATAGCTTATGAAAAGAATAGGCAATTTATTTAACAGGATAATATCATATGAAAATCTGGTCCGGGCTGAAAAGAAGGCTAGGCTAGGTAAAACTAAAAGATACGGCGTTAAGAAATTTGACAGGAACCCATATGAAAATCTGGTCCGGTTACAAAAGGCATTAATAGAAGATACTTATCGTACTTCGGAATACTGCGTATATACAATCATCGCCGATCGTGGTAACAAAGAAAGAGAAATATATAGGCTACCGTATTATCCAGACAGAATAGTCCATCATGCTATAATGAATGTTATAGAACCTTACCTTGTTAGTAGATTTACTGTAGATACCTTTAACTGTTTAAAAGGAAGAGGTATTCATTATGGAGTAAAGAGATTGAAAAGAGATTTAAAAGCTGATAAAGAAGGCACAAAATATTGTTTAAAATTAGATATTAAAAAGTTCTTTCCTTCTATAGATCAAGATGTGTTATACTCACAATTTGAAAAGATATTTAAGGATAAGAAACTATTAAGATTATTACATCATGTAGTTTATTCTACACCAAAAGGTTTACCAATTGGAAATTACATATCTCAATTTGCAGCAAATTTGAATTTGACTTGGTTCGATAGGTGGATTAAACAAGTATTAAAAATAAAATATTATTACAGGTATTGTGATGATATTGTTATATTACACCCAGATAAAGATTACTTAAGATATTGCTTACAAGAGATTGAAAAATATCTAGCTGATAACTTGAAACTAAAAGTAAAACGTAATTGGCAGATATTTCCTGTAGAAGTAAGAGGTATAGATTTTATTGGTTATGTATTTTATCACGGTCATACTTTACTCAGGAAAGATATCAAAAAGAAGTTTATTCATAAATTAAGTTATAAAAGTAAGAATAAGAGGTTAACATCACTAGCAGCTTATTGGGGATGGTGTAAATATGGAAACTGTCATAATTTATGGTATCGCTTTACGAGATCTTATAATTTTAAAGATTATAGACAAAAATTATTAAGTAGTTATGGAATTAAAGAAAGTACAAGGTGATCATATACCTAAAGTAATAGAATACCTAGGAATGAATGAATGGGCAGTTAGATGGGATATTGAAGAAGTTAATTCTGAAGATATACATGGTTATGCTTATTATGAATTAAAATTTAATGAAGAACCAACCTATGAATCTTTCGTAAGTAAGATCATTAGAAGCACTTATAGTATAGATGAGGAAGCAGCATTAAAATCTAACATGGTCGAACAATTACTTAGTGGTAGTCAACCACCATCTAGGTTTGATGAATGGCAATCTTTTCAAACACTTAGAACAGAAGCTAAAACAATTGGCAAACAAATATTTAATAACTAGTTATGGTAATTAAAGTAAAATATAATGGTGAATGGGTTAAAATACCATACTTAAGTAGTGATCATGGTCAGGAACTAGTAGAAGAAGCACCTAAAGATGGTGAACAATATGCTAGACAGAATGGAGTATGGTCTGTAGTTAATATACCAGAAGTTGACTTTACTGAGGTATATAATGCTATTGATACTAAAGTTGATAAAGTAGAAGGTAAGGGTTTAAGTACTAATGACTATGTTACTGCAGATAAAACTAAAGTTACAAACATCAATGAGGTAATTGAAGCTGCTACTAAGAATATTACAGCAACAGGTATCTCTATTACTCTGGATAAAAGGAACTTAGTAACCAATGTAGTAGAAAATATAGAATTAAATCTTCCTGCATCTACTACAGCTTTAGCTGGTTTGATGTTACCTTCAGATAAGACAAAGTTGAATGGCATTGCTGCTGGTGCCGAAGTAAATGTTAATGCTGATTGGAATGCTACAGAAGGAGATGCATTGATATTGAATAAACCTACATTATCTACTGTAGCTACATCTGGTAGTTACAATGATCTTACTAGTAAACCTACTATACCTACTGTAGATGTTAATAAAGAATATGTCGATACTCAATTGGCTACTAAATCTGACTTGCCAGATTATACTGTATTTGACATTGTTATGGAGATAGCATCAAGTGACAATCCATCTATATCTCAGGAAAATTATAATAAATTATTAGAGAAGCTTCCAAGCAACGCTGTTAATATATTTCCAGTAAGAGATAATGGGGTGTATATATCAAGTCTTTTTGGTGGATATAATGTTAATGATGATAATAATATTTGGTTTCGTCTAGAATTGAATAATGGAGTACTACAGAATAATTCTGCACAAATCTCTATATATCAAGATTTAACTGTGAGTGTAGATTCTGGTATGAATTATTTAATACCAGTAAGTAATGGGATTGATGTATATACAAATCTAATAAGTGGTCTTTCTGAGAATAATACTAAGCAGTTAACAATACATACTACAGGTGATGGAACTAAAGCTTTAATGGATGATGGAACTTACAAATCAATTCCTTCATTAGAGGATCAATACGCATATGGTGTCGAATGGGATACTGCATCATCTAGTCCTGATGGGGTTAGAGTAGGTAATATTCAATTGCATAGAGAGCTACCTATCCAGAGTAAGATGAGAAGGTGTTTGTTGGATAGAGATGGTGGAGTTAAAGAATATTTGGATAATGAGTTTTCATGGGGTGGAAGCTATTTGGATTATGCCGTTATGACAGAGATGCCTGAACATTGGTATAAATTGTATTTTAATGGCACTAAATTTAGGATGATGTTGTCCGAAATTCCATTACCTGGGTATAAACATGTAGATAAGTTCTATATCTCAACACATGAAGCCAGAATGTATAGAACCGATAATTTATTATGTTCGGCGGCTGGAGCTAGTAAATTAAGTGATCCTAATTCAATTAATTTTAGAGGTGGTGACAACACCGCTGAATGGGATGATACCTACCGTTCCTTGCTAGGATGTCCCGTCACCAACCTCACCCGAGACCAATTCCGACAAGCTGCAAGGAAACGTGGTAGTGGTTGGGAGATGTATACCTATAACGCCCATAAGATACTGTTCTGGCTATTCGCCGTCGAGTACGCCACTTTGGACAGCCAGAAGCCTTTCAACGCCCAGAAGGACGCTAACGGTTTCGCCCAAGGCGGCTTAGGTCCGGGACCTACTCAAATGACTGATTGGGCGAACTTCAACAACACCAATCCCCTTATCCCATGCGGCTATACCAACGAGTTCGGGAACGGCTCGGGAGAGAAGGCATATGTGGTGAAGAACGCTTCCGGCGGTACTCACGCCACGTTGATGGCTAACAGGTATCGTGGTATAGAGAATCCGTTCGGCCATATATGGAAATACACAGACGGGGCCAATATACAGGTCACCACGGGCGATGCCGGATTATCCATATTATGGACTACCGATGACCCGTCGAATTTCGGCGATACCTCTTACACCGGCTATGACAAGAAGGGCAATATCTGCCGTACAAAAGGTTATGCCAAGAAGATGTTGCTTGGGGAAGATGGTGATATCGTAGCTACGGAGATCGGCGGTAGTAGTTCTACCTACTGGTGCGACTACTACACCTACACATCGGCTAACCGCATGCAGGTGGTGCTGGTTGGCGGTAACGCGGGCGACGGGTCGTATGCGGGCCTCGCTTACGTGCATACGGCTCATACGCCTTCCGATGCGTATCGTTACATCGGTTCGCGCCTTTGCTTTTTCCCAAAATATAAATCAACTCAAATAACTGCATAAATATGAAAAGAGTATATAGTGATACATATCCAACAGTATTAGAAAAATGTGTGAATGGATCTTATTTATATAGATGGGATGTACAAACAGAACAAAAAGATGAGTATACTGGTTATTCTTATTATGAAGTGATTGTATGGCCTACATTAACTGCTAATAAGATATTAGAAACATGTATTAATGAACTATGGGGTACAGATGTTGAAGCAAAGAAATTGAATGACTACAATGCTGCCTTATTGGGAATATTAGATGAAAGTTATATAGACATATATAAAGATTTCCTACAAAAGAGAAAGCAATTAAAAGAGCAAGTAGATTCAGATTTTGTTGCTTATGAACAAATGCAAGAGGAATTAAATAGTGGACAAATAACCGCTATTACTTAGGATAGTGTCAATTTATAAATAAAGAACTTTTAAACCTTATTGACGTTTACTAAATAAACTGTCAAAAGATATCAGAACGCTAGCTAATCTTGTATTGGTTAGCGTTTTGTTTTTCAATCATCTTCTTTCAAATTATTGTAATGTTACAAAGACTAAATAATATTATATTAACGGCTCAAAGTGTAGCTACAGTGAATTACTTTAAAGAATTAGTTAATGACGGACCGATTAAATTTGTTGCCTGTTTACTATCTGGTGCAATGGGTTGGTTATCTACATTCTTTGCTCCAATATGGACAGTAATAGTTGTAGTGTGTGTATTTATACTTACAGATGCAATTCTTGGCACCAAAGTATCAATTACTCATGGTGGTAAGTTTGAATCTAGAAGATTATGGTCTACTTTAAAGAAATTCGGAAACTGTGCAATGATAATTTCTTGTTGTCATCTTATGGACACAGAAATAGTAAAGTCAATTGACATGCATTTAGTAGAAGCATTTTCTGGTATTGTTTGTGGAGTTGAGTTATGGTCGATGATCGAAAACCTTCAAGCAATTGATCCTACTGGACCGTGGAAAATCTTTAGCAAATTCATACGTAGCAAAGGAGAAAAGTATTTAGACATTACAATAGAAAAAGATGATTTACCAAAAATAAAGAAATTAGTAAAGAAAATAAAATGATATTTTCCAAAGTAAAATTAGCAATTGCTGTTATTTTTAGTTTACTATTGTTTAATAATGTCAGACTTACCAAGAAAGTAAATGACTTAGATAAACAAGTAGGGATTGCAATGAACAATGCTCAAGTATGGGAAGATATTGCAAATCAAAATAAAAATGAAGCAAGGTTGTTGGAATTGACAGTAAATGATTTTAAAAATTCTAACGATAGTCTAATAAAGGTCGCCAGAGGTCAACAAAAGAAGCTAAATATCAAAGATAAGCAACTACGTCAAGTAGCATCTACTGAGACCGTAATTAGAGATACCACAGTAAAAATAATCCCTTCGAAAGAAAAGGATTTCTGTGTAGAGCTAAAACCAAATCAATTGACAACCATCACGGTGGCTAGAAAAGATAGCGTGTTCACACATACTATGGAAATACTAAATCATCAAGATTTATTTGTATATGAAGATAAAGTCTATAGAAGACGTTATAAGAATTGGTTTCAAAGATTAATTCACTTCGATTTTAAAAAAGATAAAATAAGTAAATATCAAATTATAAACTCTAACGATTTAATTCAAGTATTAGATACTAGAGTAATACACATATCAGAATAATTGCAATACATTTCAATTTAGTGTTAATCAATAAATAAATTGAAACTATGCATTTGAACAAAATATTAGAACAAATTAAACGCCATCAATCTCCTACAGAAGCTATAGATAAGTTGGCAACAGCTTTAGAAAAACATGAAGGCAGTCTGTTGGAAAAAGGTTTCACCATTTTGAAGTCAGAATTGGCTGCAAATATGTATGAAGCTATAAATGGCCCTCATTTTGATGAGGAACATGCTCATTACGCAGTAGAGGGTATGGAAAATGAGGATGGTACAAAAGGACCTCACTGGACGGTTGAAGAGACAACGTCCGTTGCCAATCAAATGGGCATAAATTTAAAATCAGAGAAACACAATAAGTGGGACTGGTATGTTGCTATGAATATGATATACTCAGACTTTTATAAAGCAGTAGTAGCAATGACTGGTAGCGCAAATACCAAATATTTCGCAGAATTAGCTAAAGCTTGGCTTTGTGACAAAGACATTTCAGAAGGCAAGATGTGGCACTACTATGTGTACATTATGTGTGACGACGAAGAAAACGATTATAAAGCATACGAACGTATGCACAGAGATCGTGAAGAAGAATATGGTCGTTATGCAAGACGTTCTGGTAGAATGGAATACGCAAATAAAGAAAACGATTACCGATATCCTTACTCTAAATATTATGACGAGTATGAAAGACCTGGTCGTAATAGATATTATGAGTTAGATTATGATCGTGAAGATCGTGAAAAAGAAATGCGTGACCGTGATAAAGAATCCAGAGATAGACGTAACACATCTGTTAGATATTTCTAATTTAATCCATTTGGTAGAAATAACACCGTAAATATTTTAGATCTAGTAATACCTAAAGTAAAAACTATAGCAATAGGTGAATCCACTGAAAATGTAGTATTAGGTATCTGCCCTAAAGTATGGTGTAGATTACCCAAAGAAGGTGTAATTGTTTTGGAAGTTAGACACACAGCAGAAGCTTCAGGAGCTAGTCTACCTGTATTTATCTCGGTTTCTGGTTCTGTAAGTACTGCTTCAAATACTCGCAATATACCTTTAGTAAATGCTTCAAGTGAGCCAATTACTGGTTCACAAGTTAGTGCTGGGAACAGATACATCGCATATTTTAATAAATGTGACAATGTAATACAGTTGATGAATTATACTCCTGCACCAGCTGCCTAAATATTAATCAAGATATATGGGCAGCTATGAGAGTTGCCCATATTCTTTAAATTTATAAAGATATGACATTCTCTCAGTTAACGTCGGGTACTAGAATACACGTACTCGAGATAACAGGTACTTTTAAAAAGAACACAACGTACAGTTTAGGAACGGTAGTCAGTGTATCAAAACCCTATGACGAACCAGTGCCACCGACACAATTTCCGATGCCTATGCAAAATAGACGTAAGCTCGTGGATCTAGTGATTTCGTGTGATGGTGAACAAAGAAAACTGTCAGTATCTGAAGATAAAACAATGATGACCGATTCATCCATCGGTCTTACTATAGCCACAGAAAAATCACAAATTGTTAACATGGTTAGACAGTCTCTTGATGATTGTAGAATTAAGAAAGAGAGCCTGAGTAAGATTGATGAGGAGATGAGGAGATGTGAAGACATCTTAAAAATACTTAATGTAAATTCGGACATAACAACCAATGTGACAAAAGATTTCAAAGAACTTGATGACTTAAAAGCTGAAGTGAAAGAGCTTAAACAACTTTTACAAAACGTATCTGCTGTTCGTCCGGAAGTAATAAAAAATACTCCACCTAATTCTACTGAAGACAAAAAAGTAGAACCAGAAGGAGAAATAAAAAAAGAAATCTAAAACACAAAGGTTGGCTATTTAGTCAACCTTTTTTTATTTTAAACAATATGAGCACATTATACAATAACAAATACGATATCCTAGCTAGTACAATTCAACCCAACCCTGCTTCTGTTAAATATTGGGCAGATTTATCATCTAATGCAAATGGTGGAGATTTGAAATATTTTGACGGTACCAAGTGGGTTTTGGTAAATAACAAAGCTACTGAAGACATTAGTACTTTAAAACAAGATGTGGAAACTCTTAAAGAATCCAAAGTAGACAAAGTGGAAGGTAAGCAATTATCTACTGAAGATTATACAACAGCTGAAAAATCTAAACTTGCAGGTCTATCTAATTACAACGATAATGAAGTAAGAGAATTGATTTCAGCTTTAAATCTTAGATTGACTACTCTAGAAGGTGATTATGAAGCTTTGGAAGCAAGAGTTGCTGCATTAGAAACGCCAGCTGCATAAAATGGAATTAAAATTAAATAGAATCTTTCTAGGTAGTTCTGCAACCATTGGAGAATTGTATGTTGATGGGGAACACATAGCAGACACTCTTGAAGATAGAGTGAGACCAGAAGGAGAAAAAGTTTATGGTAAAACTGCAATACCTGAAGGTACATATGAAGTTAAATTAACTTATTCACCAAGGTTTAAGAAAATATTACCAGAGATACTAAATGTTCCCAATTTTAGTGGTATTAGAATTCATAGTTTAAATAAAGCTGAAGAGAGTGAAGGATGTATTGGGGTTGGTGAATGGAATGGCAAAGACACAAATTGGATTTCTAATTCTAGAATAGCTTTTAATGAACTCATGTCTTTACTCCAGAAAGCTGCAAACAACAAAGAAAAGATAACAATAACAATTAATAACTTGTGGAAATGACATTTAATTCACTAAATGCAATTATAGACGATATTTACAACATTCTGAGAGACAACAATGTATCAGAAAGTGAAAATCTAAGTCGTATACAGGTAGAACAATGGATTCATCAATACAGGGCCTATCTAATCAAACAAGATTTGGATAAAGGTAGAGACATAAATGAATCGTATGTTCAAACAATAGGACCATTGCACATTTCTAAAGTACGTAATTGCCCTACAGATGGATACAATTATAAATCTGATGAAGAACTACCAAAGTTTATAGATTTACATTTTGGATCTGGATTGATTTGTGTAAAAGACTTAGATGGTAATTTGATTCAAGTTGGAACTGAAACCAAAGCAAAGTATCAAATTAATAGAAAATATACATGCAATGATTATATTGCATATCTTAAAGGAAATCATTTGTACATAGTGGGACCAGAACATCTAGAGTATGTAAAAATAGATGGGATTCTAGAAGATCCAACATCAATTGGTGAATGTTTTGATAGGGATGATACACCATATCCTGTTCCTGCAAACATGATACCTACGATTAAAGATATGATCTTTAGTAAAGAATTAAATTTGATGCTGCAAATGCCAAATGATACTACTAACAATAGTACAAATGATGTAAAAGTTCAATAATGGAGACGAAAGCTTATACAGGACACAATTTTTATGATTCATACTCTGAGTATGTGGAAGATAATCCACTATATCAAGTTGAATATAGAGTATTTAGAGACATAATAAACGATTACTTTAAATATCTTAGAGATGAGTTAATAGAAAACGGAAAAGAGGTTAAGTTACCTTGTAGAATGGGAACCATTCAAATAGTAAAACACAAACCTAAAGAGTATACTGGGAAGAGTCTTCGAATTGATTATGCTGAGAGTAAGAAAGCTGGTAAAATTATTTATCATTTAAATGAACATTCCAATTTCTATAAATATAGAGTATATTGGAATAAACAAAATATGATAACACCAAATAAAACTAAATATCAGTTAGTAATGACGAGGGATAATAAAAGGCATCTTGCTCAGATTATCAAAAATCATATTAGAGATTATAGAGAATTATGATTACAAAATTAACTTCAATTAAAACGGTAATTGCTAAGATAATTGCTGATCTAGATTTGAAAGAAGATGACATGAGAATAAGTGACATCAGATCTTGGTGTGGAGAAGCAATTGAAAAGATTGGTGCTGTTACACAATTTATTCCAAAAGTATCTGGTCAAGATGGTACTCCAATTACTAAATTGTGTGGGTATCAAGCATCATTACCATGTGATCTTCATCAATTGCATCAAGTTGCATACTCTTTTAATTGTGATGGACCTTGGTTTCCTATGAGGAAAGCTACAGGTTCATTTGCTGTTTGGGGACATGGCAAATGCTGTTGCAACTGTGACTGTTATGATGAACTTGGGCACAAAAAGGAATGTAGACACAGCAATTGTTGTGAACATTGCGATCCAAATATGATTGTACAAGAAGATACAATGGTAAATTTAGTAGTAGATATGATTGGTAACATTGATAAAACAGAGGCTTTAGAATTGTTAAACACTAATCAAAATTTACGTACAATCATTTCAAATCTTATAAATGAACGAACATACAATGATGGATTTAATACTGCAAATCCTAGTGGAGGGCTGCAATATAGTATTAAACCTGGATTTATAATGTGTAATGTTCCATCAGGTTACTTAAAACTATCCTATAGTGCAATACCTACTGATGAAGATGGATATACTTTAATACCAGATTTAACTTCTTATACTGAAGCTATATACTGGTATGTTACAATGAAACTGAAATACCCTGAGTATTTGAATGGTAAATTAAATAGAGAAGTATACTATGATATTAAAAGATCCTGGAATTTTTATAGAAACCAAGCATATGCTGAAGCATTGATGCCAAATGAAGATGGCATGGAGTCTATTAAAAATAACTGGAATAAAATTGTTCCAGAATTTAGAGATCATAATACTTTTTATTCACATACTGGGGAAAGACAAATAATTTATAACGCAAATGAACGCTACTAGACAAACAAACACATTTGCTGGTGGACTTAACATGGATGTAGACTATTCTGTGTTAAAAGACAACCAGTACATATATGCAGAGAACATTCGAATATTAACGAATGAAGGATCTTCTTTTGCAGCAATGCAGAATATAGAAGGATTCTTAATGTGTAGACCTTCTTCAAATTTGTCTGGTGAAACTATTATACACGTTACCACAGTAAGAGATTGGGCGATTGTTTTTACTAAGGTTAATGGTACAAATAACAATAATGTCTATAGAATTGATTTTTCTAGATCCCAAGAGGAACCAATTGTAACAAAAGTAGTAACTAATAGACCTTTAGATATAGAAGTATCATCTAGCAACGTAGCTGCAATTAGTAGTGTATGTAGATGGGAAGCAAGTAATAATGTAAAAGTATATTGGGCAGATGGTCATTCACAAATTAAAGTAATCAATGTGGATGATGATCACATATCTAGTAATTCATCTATTACTTCGGATACTATAGTAATGCTACCAAAGGCTACATTACCTCCATTTGAATTTAATGGATTTGGAACAGGTAGTTTAGAATCTGGAATGATACAGTACTGTTATCAATTGTTTAAAGTAAGAGGTACAGAGTCTGCAATATCTCCACTTACCCCTCTTTATCATTTGAGTGACGGAGATCAAAAAACTAATTACAATGCTGTAAAAGGAAGTTCTAAAGGACAAAATACTGGTAAGTCCATAAAGTTACAAGTAAGAAACAATAGTACTGGATTTGATAGACTTAGAATAATCTCTTTATTCTATAAGGCAAAGAATGAGGTACCTGTAATATCTATAGTAGATGATATAGTTATTGGAACTGGTTCTGTAATAAACTATGAAGATAAAGGTGGTAGTTTAGTATCAGAATTAAGTATTGATGAATTTAATTCATTAGCTAATTACACATTTGTACCTGAAGTAATAGAATCTAAAGACAATAGGTTATTCGCTGCTAATCTTACTGAGGAAACGTGGGATGTAGAATATGATGCCAGAGCATTTAGAGCCAATTCATCTGGTAATGTACTATTACTATCTAATTCTGGTTCTTCATTAAATTTTGCTTTATCTGCGTTAACCACTACAAATATACCAAAGGATCATGATTGTATATGCCCATTTAATGTTGATGGTAGTGCTTATAAATACACTACTTCTCCAACAGGAGGATATATACAAGGTGGAAAGGGTAAGAACGTATCATATAGGTTTATTACTACGGACTTACTAGAAGATGCATCTACCACATCTAGAGGAATGATAGACGAAGAATTTACATTCAATTCTTCTTCAAGATCACTTACTAGTTTAGGTATCAACTATGAAGGTAATGATAAATCAAATACAATAAGCTTATCATCTGGTAACAAAATACCAAACTATTCTAATGCTGAAATAGAATCCAAAGTAAAAGGATATATGAGGGATGAGATTTATAGATTTGGTATAGTATTGTATAATAAGCAAGGTTTGGCATCACCAGTGCATTGGATAGGTGACATAAGAATGCCATCTAATAAAGATACAGGTTATAAGTTTTTTACTTCTAATGAGGCTAGTGATTATGGATCTAATTTATCAGTTGTTACTAAACCTCTTGGTATTGAATTTGAAGTAAAGAATTTACCATCAGACGTAGTAAGATATGAGATAGTTAGATGCGAAAGAACTCTATCTGATAGAACTATATTAGCTCAAGGAGTAGTAAGTTGTATTACAAATTATGACAGAGATTCTAACATCTTAACACCATTCCCATATCTAGCTTATTCAAATAAGCATGGTTACTATGCAAAGACTCATAACGATGGAGATTTTCAATATACTTTTAACTTATCAGATACGCAATCTAATAATTATTTCATGTTCGTGTCTCCAGAGATAGCGATTAACAGAGAAAATGCAGATGCGTTAATTGATAAGTTTCAAACAGTTGAAAAGGTAGGGATTATGACATCTCCTATTACTGCAGATGGTAACTGGGGTATTACAGATGGTTCTCTAAAAGTATTAGCAAATGCCAGATCTATAAAGTATGACGGTTCTACAATAAAACCAACTAAATCATTAGGAGGTCAATCTAGTAATGGTTATGTGGCTAATGGAGCCATAGTAATAAACAATGATGATTTTTATTCAGCGTTACTTGCTAAATACTATGGTTTATATGTTGAAAATGGTGTTCAATCTGCTGCAATAGAAAGTGCGAAATATGCAGGACCCAGTAGTCCTTGGTTAACAAATGGTGATCAACCTTGGTATAATGCTGAAGCAATTACTATTGGTGATAAAGTATATTATAACTGGGTGTGGGATAATATTAGAACTGCAGGAGACAGTGAAGTAGATAAGACTGATGCAAATAATGTTAGAAAATATGGTCCTCATGGAATATGTGCCATATTCAAGAGTGACAACATGGTTGCTAATATACCACTAGCTGTAAGTACTTCTAGTTACAGATATGTCAATGCAGTTGTTTTGTGTAATATAAAGCAAAGCGTAAATGCATATGGCGGTAATTCATACTCTGCTATACAGAATTCTGTATATATTACTACTGGTGCTAGCGCTGAATCTAGTGTTTCCACAGTACTGTGCTATGGTGGTGATACATATCTAAACATATTTGATTATAATAACTGTATGTTTAGTTATAATACAGACGATTATTATAACAATAAAGCAAATAGATTGTTCTTAGGGGCTTTCATACCATGCGAGTCAAGTGTTAATCTAGCGTTAACCCATGCTGATTCATCTATAAATAGAACTTATCAAGCTGGTGATGGATATGCTAATCACTTTGTAGAAGACGATATAATTACTGTTGGTGATTTATATACTCAGAACACTCCATCATATGCATACAATGATGCTTACTCTGCTCAACCTAATGCAAAAAAGTTTGTAGCTAAATCTATTTACAATATAGATAATTTATTAACAGATACTCGTATCATATCTTCAGAGCTTAAAACAAATAATGAAGTTACTGATTCATGGACAAAATTCAAAGTAGCCAATTATCTTGATGTAGATACTAGATTTGGACCAATTAATGATATGAAGTTATTTAAAAACAATCTAGTATTCTGGCAAACCGACGCTTTTGGCACAGTTGCAGTGAACGAACGTTCTATTATAACTGATAATAATCCCGGTACTCTTACTCTAGGTACTGGTGGTATACTAGATAGATATGACTATTTTACTACAATGAATGGTGAAAGTCCAAACCAGTTAAGAGCAAATACTCAATCAGATAGCACTGTGTACTGGTATGATAGTAAACGTAATGAGATATGTGGTTTTAATGGTCAATTACAAACAGTATCTAAATTAAAAGGAGTTCAATCTTATTTGAATAAGAATAAAGACTTGTTTAAAAAAGATCCTATTGCAGTATATGATAAGAAATACAATGAAGTTCTGTTTACTCTAGGAGATAAAACATTAGCGTTTAATGAACAATTAGGAGTATTTACTTCATTCTATAACTATAATCCAGACTATTATGCAGAGTTTAGTGATAAACTATATTTATTTAAATCATTGAAACTGTTTAAATATAATGGTGGTGAACAAGCTGATTTAGATTCTGACAAAGCAAAGGTATCTGAAATAGAATTTGTAGTTAACAAAGATTATCCACAAACCAAAACATTTGATAATGTTGAATATGGTGGTGATTTTACTACAGATACTAATTTTGATTTGATATTATTTACTACAAAAAGACAGACTAGTGAAACATTAACTAGTGAAGATATTGATTACAGGGAGGATACTTATAAATTTGCAATCCCTCGTAATTCTTTGAAGCTTAATGAAGTAGAACAACTGGCTAACAAATCATACAAAGATAGGATGAAAGGAAAATATCTTATCTGTAATTATAAGTATGATTGTAATGGTGGTAATGAATTTAAAGTACCATATATTAGTACAGCTTATAGATACTCAATGATATAATATGAAAAAGAAAAATAACAAAAATACTATACCAGCATATGCGTTTGGCATGGATCAGTTGTCAAACTACCTTGGTGGAGCTAATGTATTTGGCTCTGCCATTTCTGGTTTATCAGAAGAAGGTTCAACAGGTGATATTGCAGGTAGTACTATTGGCAGTGCAGCTTCGTTAGCCGGTGCTGGTCTCACTGTAGGTGGTCCTATTGGTGCTGCTGTTGGTGGTGGATTAGGATTAGTGAGTGGACTTATTGGTTCAATTAAACGCAAGAAACAAATGCAAGCGTTAAGACGCAGAAAAGAAACTCTCAATAAAACTAAAATAGGTATGAATGCCGCAGCTGAAACTGAAGGAGAATATTGGGATGATAATGATCTTGCATATACATTCGAGAATGGTGGAATACTCCCAGACTTAGCTTACTTGGACAACAATGAAGTGGTTAGAGATGATTATGGAAATATTGTTCAAGTTCCAAATACTCAACCAGGCACAGATAATCATTTAGTTGATGCGTCTACTTTGGAATCTGTGTTATCTGACAAAATTAAAAGACCTGGTACAAAGAACACATTTGCTAAGGAAGGACAAATATTATCTAAGATGACGAAACCTAGCAAAGGCAAAGACAAGTTTGCTGAAAATACAAACAGATTAAATAAAATAAATGCTAATAAAGCTTACAATAAATTATTAGCAGAACAAGAAGCAGTTAAAGCTGCTAAAGGAGTTAAACCCAAAGTAAAAGGAATACCTGCATATGCAGATGGTAAAGGTAAAACTGTAGACGATGTTAGAAGTAAGATGAATGCAGATACATACGCTGCATATTCTGATTTCTTCGATGAACTAGGTACAGGATTAAATAAATTTGGTGAAGCATTGGGGTATTTTCCAAAACGCATATTTGGTCCTCTTATAAATAACAAGGGTATAACTGACGCTGTAAAATCCGCAAGAGATACAAAACCTTCTGTCACTTCTACCAATTATACTGGTGACTCCAACGTTGGTAAAGTATTTAACAGAAGTACATCTATGAATCCTTTATCAATTGGCTCTCCTACTACTGGTGCTTGGTTTTCATATCCAACACAAATGATAGATGCAATCACATATGCAAACGATGAACCAATCGCTGTTGATATACCTCTTTTACCGATTGAATCTGAACCAACTTTAACAAACACGTATACAAATGCATCGAATAAACAAGTTACAAAAACCCCTAGTACTACTGGTTCTGTAACCACCAAACAGACAACCAAACCTAACATTACTAAAACTACTACTCAAAGATTATCTGAACCAACAATACCACTAGTAAACACTAGTATGGCAATAGATTGGGAGGATATTGTTACTCCAGTAAATATACCAACGTCTGCAGATGAAGCTACTAAGAAACGTGCACTTGGTAAACCAAAAAGTGGATATTCACCAGATTGGTTATCATTGGCTCCTACAGTGTATAATACTTTACAATCATTAAGAGGACCAGAAGAAGAACCATTAGTATTAAACCCATATGCTGGTGCAGTTAGAAATACAATGGCTAGACGTAGAATGAACATTGAACCAGCTAGATTAGCTAACAGTAGATCAAGGGCCATTTCAAATTATAACTTAGCAAATATTAATGCTAATACTGGTGCTAATTTAGCAGCAAGAACTCAAGCCGCTGTTGATGAGTATGCTTCTAATGCAAACATGTACGCCACTAAACAAAATGCTGACAATGCTTACTTAGGAGAATACGCAAATACTCTTAATAATTTAGGACAACAATTTGTACAAAGTGAAAATATGTACAACGATCTTAATGCTAGAAACAGAGCTGCTGCTAGAAACTTTGGAGCAACTGCAACTAGTCAACTTGGTAAATGGTCTCAAGTAAATAGACAAATGCAAAATCAATACAATAGGGATCAAATGACACTACCATTCTTAGCTGATTTCTTAAGTCAAGGATTTACTAAAGAACAAGTGGATAATTTATTAACAAGAACTAGAAATAGAGTTTAATATGGTAAATAGATATGATAATCCTGCACAAGCAGAATTCATAAATACATACGTTCCAATTCCATTTGAACAATTGTATACACTTGGGAAGCAGGCAAAAGAAAACGTAGATCAAGCATTAAAAGATTATTCAACAGCTTTGGATAAATGGGCTGAATTTCAATCTCCATCCGCTGCTGACACAAAAGCATACTATGATGAAACTTATGGTAGAGCTTTGCCTGTGGCTGAAGAATTGTCTAAAAACTTAGACATGATAAAAACTGCAGAAGGTAGATCTAAGATATATTCAGCAATAAACAATGTAGACAGAGCTAAATTAAGTATGCTTCGTCAAAGTGCTGAAGGTTTAAGAGAGAGACAAAAAGTAAATCAACGTCTAATGCTAGAAGGTAAATATAATCCCTTGTGGCACGATGTTGATTTTACTGGTTATAACACACTTACTTCAGGTATTTATAATGATGTATCTCCACTAGGTTATCAATCAATAAAAGATCTTACAGATAAATATGTAAATAATCTTAAAGATAGCTATTTGGGTAGATCCAATGGTTTTATTCATACTGGTGTAACTGGGGATCAAATTAAAAAAATATTGGATGAAAATAAAAGTGGTATACTATCTACTCCTGAGGCTCAAATGCATATGCAAGTGTACTTAAAACAGAACCCTGGAGCAACCGCTGAAGATGCTGCAAATGCTTTTATGGAAAGAGCATATATAGATAATCAAGAATACATTAGAAATAATATTACAGTAGACCCATATGCAATGCAAGCTTTGAAAGAACAACAAGCTTTAAGAGTTGCAGCTACACGAAAAGGAAAAAATGGTGAACAACCAACTGATTATCCAGATGCTTATACTAAATTGTATAATGACGCAGTAGTTCAAGAAAAGCGTCAAATGCAAAATAATCCAAATCTAACTAGAACAAGATCATTTATAGAAGGTCAAGCATCTATGATACAGACTTTGACAGACGCTGCTAATGCTCTAGAATTAGGTGCTATTACTCCAGAAGAATACAACACTATGTATAAGGCATACCAAGAATCTGCATCAAAGAACTACAGTAATGAAGCTATGGCAAATGCTTATGCAGAGGATGTTAGGGATATGTTTGCTAAACAATCTGATATATTCCCAGCTGTTGGAGTAAAACAAGAAAAGTTACCATTGTACTATGATACTGCGTCCAGGGTGTTGAACGAGCTTACTTATCCTACTTCAGGATTAGTTATGAACCGTTACAATAAAATAAAATCTTCTAAAGAAGTAGAAATCAATAGTAATGATGCTATAACTAATGGGTTTACTATTCCAGATACTAATGGATTAATATTGTCCACAGACTTTGTAAACAAAATGATGAAGGTACCTTCTATGAAATACACTGTTCAGGATAATTCAAGACTTAATAGAAACTTTGCAGAAGACCTAAAATCTGGAGTATTCCAAGATGTTATAAAGGTGCCTAGAAACAAAATAATGGTAGGTGAATCCAATGGCCAACCACAATTATTTCAAAGGGTTAGTGTTAAGATACCTATTCAGTCTATAAGAAATGCTAACTATGATGTTGACAGTTTTAAAGAAATGGTTAATAAAACTATGGGTTTAACATCTGAAGTTGGTTTAAGTGTTAAGCCAATAAAAGGTGAAAGTGTGGAAGATGCATGGGGTCACTCTGACACCAGAGGTGGTGCAGCTCTTACTGGAGAATACTTTACATTTGATGCAATGGAACCAATTGATCCACATGGTATGACAAGAATGACTTTTGATCAAGAAGTCAATAAAGAACATGGTGGGTCTAAACTACAAAATGATTTATATGATAGTTCATATAACGAATCATATTCTTCTGATATCGAACTTTATCAAACTATGCTTAATCTGTTACAATAATATATGGAAACATCTATATTAGACAAATACAATGCTGGTTTAATTCCCTCTAAAACCAATGCCACTACTGCCGCTATACGGCAAGTAAATGCACAGCATTCCCCTTTAACAAAAATTAAAACAGGGTACGATCGTGAATTGGAACAAACTCCAATTGATGATTATGAAGAAATGTATCTATTGGACAAAGAAAATCCAGAGGAAACTCTTAAAGATAAGAGCTACTTAAAAGATGCATGGACCACTTTTATGAATAGTAGAGATCAAATCAATCTAATGTCGGAAAGAGCTAAATTAGCTAAGGATATAAATCCCGTATTAGATGATATTGATTATGAATTGAATTTTCTTAGTGATAAGCAAAAGCTTAAAAATCTTGAAAATACTATTCCTACTTTGGATGAGAATTCTGAAGAATACAAAAATGCAATATCTGAATATTTTCAACTTCAAAGAACATTAGCAGATAGACAAGAGCAATACGATAGCATCTTGTCTAAATATGGTGAAAAAGAGGGTGATAACATTGATGCGAGAATTGAATATCTAAGTAATTCTAGAAAATCGTGGGAAGAAGAAAGATCTAAAGTAAATGAAGAAATAAATAATATATATTCTAACTTACGAGAAAGATCTGAAAATTATACACCGTCTTCTGAATTTAGAATAAAGGAACAAAGAGCTCAAGATAAACCTTGGTATTCCCCAGATTATTTCTTATACGCTGGTCCAGGTTTAACAGGTTCTTCTATGGCAACTGTTAATGGTTATATTGCAGATGCTTTAGCTACTGGAGCTTTATGGTTAGGTAGACATTATGCTACTACTGGAGCATTGAACGCTGTACCTGGAATTGGTGCTGCATCTAATTTAATTGGGTGGGGTAGTGCAATTGCAGCTACTGCAGCTAGTGTTGCTGGTAATATATACAGTAGACATAGAGAGTCTCTAGCTCAAGTATATGGTGCGTATAGATCTAGAATTGAAGATAGTTTAAAGGAACAAGGTATTGACATTAAACAATATGCTGAAATTGGTAGAAACCAGTTAAAACAACAATACCCCAATATAGATGTTTCTAAGATCTCTGATGATGAGATAATAGATAGAGTTATATCTGGAGAGATAAACATAAATGATGCAACTCTAGCAAATGCTAAAAGATCTTTAAAAGATGGATTAGAAAGAGTTTATGATAACAACATGGCATTATCTGCTATGGATGTTGCTCAATCTGCTTTAGTATTTGCACCTCTTGGTAAAGCTATGGGTAAAATAATAACAGCTCCAATTAAAACTGCTTTAAACCCATTGTTAAAAACAGGTACGAAATTAAGCGAAGCTGCAGCAAGTAAATATAACAAACTTATAGACGCTTATACTGGGTTTAATGCTAGACTTGCATACAATTCCCCAGTAAAAAATGCTAGTCTGCAAGCTGCCAAAGCACTTGGTAGATTGGGTTTTTCTGCTACTGGAGAAGCGTTTGAAGAAGCCAATCAAGATGTATTTGATTATGATTATATTTCTGGTAAGTATGATGGAAAGTCTAGCAGTATTTTTCAATCTTTAATGGGCTTAGCTGACGCCAATTATCGTACTGCAAAAATATTATCTGGAATAGATACTGAATCTGAATTAGCAAATGATCCACAATTTTGGAATGATGTAAAAGGGGGATTTGCATTAGGTTTGTACATGGGGGGACCTACGATTGCTTATCATTCTGGATTGAAAACTTACAAAGATATGACTGCCAATTCTTTTGTAAGAGACGTAGTTGCAGATCACATTGGTAAAAAAGATGCAATGATCAAAGCTATATCATACTCTGAAATGGCAAATAAAAAGTTGAATTATCAACAAAATGTACTTGATGTACTTGAAAATTATAAGTATAATTTGCCAGAAGGTATTACTGAACAAGATTTAAATGATGAAATAGCTACTGCAAATAACATTTTCAGTTTATCTAAATCTAAAGTAAACCAAAATATTGGTAAGACTATTGGATACAATCCTGGAACTACTGAATATAATACTTTAATTGGATTGCAACACTTGGCTACAATAGATGCACAAGAAGCACTTGACAATGCCAATCAAGCACAAGAGGCAGACAATGCTTTCTATACTACTTTGGAAAATGATCAAATGTTAAATCATTATTCTCCAGAAGAGAAGCTTACTGCTGTTGCATTAACTAAGTTAAACATTCAAAAGCAAGCATTAGAACAATTAAAAACAGCACTCGAATCTAAGCCAGAAGAAAATCAACAAAAGTTTGGTATAACGAATGAGTCAAATGCTGTTGGTAAATCTATTTCAAAAGAAATACCTAATATATTAAAAGACATAGATGCTAAACTAAATCAATTATCAGAAGGTACTAGATTCAGTTCAAACTTCATAGCCACTCCAAATTTGGTTAACAAAGGTATTGATAGTTATGTCAACACAATGATTGCAAATCATGACCTTTTGGTAGCTGAGCATAAGATGAATGAAATATTCGGTAATACTTTGGAAGATGGTAAACTTATAAACTTCAACAACGCTTCTAATGAATCAAAAAAGAAGATAGGTAAAAAGATAAAAGAAAGAATTGATAATTATATAAACAATTCAGATGAATCATCAAAGATAGTAGAAGAAAATGCAAAGGATGTTGTTGAAGCAGAATCTGCAAAAGAAATGTCTAGAGAAGCAGCTAATCAAAGTGATGATCAACAACCTATTACTAACAACGAAACTCAAGTAGATAATCAAGTAGCTACTGAAGTAGAGCAAGAAAAGGCAACGTCTCCAAAAACTCCTATTATGGATGACAGGGCTACTTCTGACATTGATACTAAAATACCAGTAGCAGAGAAGGAAGTAAAAGAAGATGAAGAATTTCCTACTAAAGGATTAGAAGAGTTAAGTAAGGAGTTTGAAGATACCTTAGCCAAAGTAAAAGAAAAAAAACAAGAAGATACTGAGAGGAAACCTAAACCTGAGCCTAAACCAGTTGTTGAAACTCAAGAAGACGAAGAGGATGAAATAGAATTTGAGCGAGCTGATGAAAAAGCTCTGATAGATCTTGCAAATTCTGAAGCTGTTTCAGACGAGGATGATAAAAAAGTATCTGAAACTTATGAAACTTCTAATCCTGAAGTAACTGAAGAATCTCAAGTAAAATGGGCCCGTAAGAAGATTGCTACAGAATCTAAAATGAACAGAAGAGCAGATATGGACTCTGAGACTAGAGATTTGGATGAATCTTTAGAAATGGAAGAATTAGTACAAGATAAGGTATCTCATACACTGTTCTTTAATCCTGATGCTACAACGCCTATTTATCCTGGTACCAAGCCAGGCAAGGAATTAGCAGAGAGAATAAAAGATCCAAACTTTTTTAATGATAGTTTCTGTGAGTTTGTTATAAATAAAGATTATACAGAAAAGGGGCATAAACCATATAAAGAAAATGATCCTAGTACATATGATTCTGCATCTATAATAATGTTAATTCATCATGGCACTGGCGATTATGCAATGGCTTTGAAAACTCCTTCTGGAGCTAGAACTTTCTTAGCAGCAAAATTATCTAGCATACCTAAAGAAAGGCTTACAGAAGAGGATATTAATCTTATTAATAATGCTAATGATTTATCTATAGCAGATTTACGTAGATTTAGAAATGCAGTAATTTCTACAATAGAGTCTGCAACAAATGATGAAGCTGTAGTACCTAGCACAATAGTTAGAACCAAAGGAATACCTAATGTTGTTAGAAAAGATGGTAGAGCAGTGTTCAGACCAATTCATGAAGTAAAAGGGTTAGAAGTACCAACAGAAATTACTGATATTACTCCAGAAAATGTAACATTTGGTATAAGTGATGGTATTGTAAAAGATTCCGATATAATAGGAGCCAATGGTGAAATGTTGCCAGGTAAAGGGGGTAGTGGACAATTATTTATTTATCCACCGAAATCTAGTACTTTATCAAATCAAATGTTGCCATTACAATTAACTCTTCAAAGATTTGATAGAAATCAAGCTGAGTTTTTAGCTGAATTGTTAATCAATTATGGCACTAATACTAACTCTGAATACAGAGATACAGGAGTTATTGCTGGAGAATTAATTGACTTTATGGTTAGATTTGGAGATGCTACCAAAGTAACCACTGCAGATAAAACATTTGATTGGTTAAAAGAAAAGCAATTGTATATTGATGATAACTCCAATCTAATAGTTGGTGAAAAAACATTCAATATAGGCAATTTATCTACTCAGGATAAAAAAGACATAGTTGAAGCTTTAATGGGATTCCATTGGCGTGTAGCTAGAAAGAATTTCTTTAGACCTATAAAAGAAGCATTACCATCAATATATGATTATTTTAATCATAATTCTGTTGATTCAATTGAAATTATTCCAGGTATAACTCTTACTAAGGATGATTTCGTTTCTTCTACTCCAGTTTATACTATGGGAGTATTAGAAAAAGCTGGTATAATAAAAAGTGATTTAGATGATCAACTGTTCAAAGATTCTTTCGCATATGCTGAAGATGTTCAAAAGATACCAAGAAAGATCAATAATCCTGAAGTAAAAGAAGCTGTTGAAAATAAAGCCAGTTCGTTACCAAATATTCCTAGCACCCCAGAACCACAGACAGAGGTTACTGAAGATGTTACGACTTCTGAAGTTACAACTAAAGATGATTCTTACATAAAGGAAATAACTAATGATGGAGAAATAGATCCTTTGAGTTTGGGAATTGATGAAGATTTTGATGTACCTTTTCGTAAAGTTGCAGGAAATATATCAGAAGTAGTAACTCCAGAAGAAATTCAATGGTTTAGAAATAAATTAGGATTACCAGAAGATTCTTTACATATCGTTGAAGATGCTATTGCACTTGGTGGTAATGAATATGCTATGGGTCTTGTTAGAAAAGATTCTACCATACTGTGGAAAGGTGCAGAACGTGGTACATTGTATCATGAAGCATTCCATAGAGTATCATTATTAACTATTTCTCCAAAGGAAAGAAAGAAAATTTATGAATTCTATAGAAATAGAACTGGTTTTGTTGGAAGTGATAAACAAGTAGAGGAAGCTTTAGCAGAAGACTTTAGGCAGTATATGCTGAATAAAGTAGATCCTGAATTAAATCTTCTTAAAAGAGCTTGGAAAGCTATTAAGAATTTCATAAGTAAATGGGTTTGGAGAACTGATACTAGCATCGATAATATTTTTAATAGAATCGCTTCTGGTTATTATAATAGATCTAAACAAAATTCAGATGCTGTAAATGAATTTCTTGCTGCATATAAAGGTGCAGGTGCCCCATTTAAGGTAAGAGGTCATAAATTTAAAAACATTAATAACACACAATTTAAAGAAACTGTAAATTCACTTGTAGGTGCTTTATTTACATTAAATAATGTAAGATTGCGTGATGATTTACAGAATCTTAATTACGGAGTGTTGAAAGCTGCATTAAAACCAGAAATAACAGCAAAGTTAGTTGAAAAAGGAACTATTACTAAGGAGCAAGGGGAAGTTAGAAATGAAATATACAATACATTTGATACTGTATTTAAACCAGAAATTATAAATAAATTAAATGAGTATCAAATAAGAGCAGTGGATAAGCAGGAAAATATTGATGCAGAGATTGATGAGAAAGCAGTTGGTAATGATGTAGGTGATCAGATGGCTAACTACATTCAAGAACAATTGGCTGTTTCAGTTAAAGATAATGCTCTTGCATCTATAAAGATTTTCATTGCAACAATGCCTAGAACAGAATTTGTCATGAAACAAAAAACAAATCCTGATGGCACTGTGACTCAAGTACAAGGTGTTGCTGCAATAAAGAGTCCTGTTACAGGCTTACCTCTAATGGTTGACTTTGATAAATCTTGGAATACAATTATTAATGAAATTCACTCTGAAAACACATTCAAAGGAATGATGAACAAGAGTGCAAAACTTGCTAAAGTAACACCATTATTTAAAACTTTGTATAATGAATTATACAAGATTACGAATGAATATGTACAAAAGAAAGGTATTCAAGAGGACGAAGTTCAAAAAATAGCAAGAGAGAATTTACAAACTCAGTTTAGAAATACATTCCGTAAAGCTAGACACAAGTTAGTTGGTATTTTATCAGAAAAAGTTGAAGATGAAAACGGTAATGAACAAACTAACTTGTATGTTAAAGATGAGAATGCAAATAAAGTATCTAAAAATATATTAGAGGGTTGGAATTACAATTTAATAACAAACAGTAGTGTATTAGATACTTCTGATAACTTATTTAAAGCAAAAGTTAGTGAGTCTGAAGAATTCGTAGCTAGAGAAATCAACAATGAATTCAATAAAATAATAAAGATTGTAGAAAAATACAAAACTACACCTAACAAGAAACTAGTAAATGGTCAAACTTATAAAGAGTATGTACCAGAGAAGTTAATTACTATTAAGAACAAGATAGTTGATTTACTTAATAAAGTTGGAGTAGAAATTGATTTAGAGTCACTAAATTCTTTCCTTACTAAGGAATATTACAATTCAGATCCTACTGAAGCATTAGTTTCAATGTTATCAGATAGATCCAATAAGAGTATATACTTCTTCTTTAATTCCAAAGTAAAGGACTTGGCAAAAATTCAAGAAAGTGGTGTAGTTCCTGATCAATACAATAGAAGTATTACAAAATATTATGCTGATTCTAAATTCTTAGGAAGACTCGCTGAGACATATGCAATGTTGCATCCTTCTTCTGATGAATTATCAGTATTATCTACTGATGGTAAATTGTTGTATCCTATATCAGAACACAATTATTTGTCTGACATGGTTCAAAGATTGGATAATGACCCAGCAACAGTAGAAGCACTTACCAAAGTATTATACAATACTGGTAATAATGACAATCCTAATTACTTCAAGGGTTCTGTATTGTTAACAAATTTATATAATAATGCAGACGTTAAAGGTAAAATAGGGTTTGAAACTCTTGTTTATTTTAAAGAACAAGGAAGTGCAGATAAAGGACGTAAGTATACAGAAATATCCCCTCTTGAAGACTATATTGCTAAAATGACATTCACTAGAGCAGGTAGAATTATCTTACCTACTATGGGTGATTCTCAAACATATAATACATTGTATGGTACTGCAATAAATAACTTCAAGAATCCATTTGATGTAAGCAATGGTGAAATAAAGTTCGATGCTCAAATTCTTAAAAGATTTATCAATTACTTTGAAACTGAATTAGATACCATTGAATTTAATTACAAGAATGAGAAGAATTTGACTGAAGAACAAAAAATAAAGAACTATGACACTGGAAACAGAAACGGTTATAGATTCAGATATTTCAACGGATTCTTTAAATTGAAAGAAAGACCTACATTAAATGGTATTGAATTTGAAAAAGATTTTTCAAACTTTAACGAAGCATTAGACCTAGCAGAAGATCTTGGTGGTAATGAATATGGAACTTCTATTATTTCTCAAATAAGAAATAATTGGAATAAGTTCAGTAATGCTGAGAAAGCAAATCTGATGAATAACTATCTATGGGATGCATTTAAAGATGAGTTAAATTATGCACAAGAATTAGGTATAATTAAATGGGATGGTAATAAAATAGCTAGTGTAACGAGTTTAGCATTACCACAGAAGGCATTAGAAGAAGCATCATCACATTATAAAAAATCTGCAACAGTTTCTAATTATAGCGAAAATCTTGGTGCTGCTGAAATGATTGGTAATTATTTTGCTAATACCATTTCTTCAGTAATTGAATTTGAGAAACTTTTTATAAAAGATCCAGCCTACTACAAAAATCCTGTAGATAAAATTAAACGTCTACGTGAAGTATTATCCACCGGTGTTACTCCAAGAATAGACTACGAAGAAGGAAACCCAATGGCAGACCTTACTGAAGTAAATGTAGGTACATTATCGGATAACATTATAGTAAGTAGACAAGCTGATCAAATTGCAGAGTACGCTAAAAGATCTGCAGCTATACGATTACTTCAGGAAATGCATAACATGACATTAGATGAAGCAATTAGAACTTATGATAGTTCTGAAGCTTTACCTCAGGATGTAGAAGATGCAGCTAATCTTATAGTAAGAGATAAATTTGATGGTTATCTTAATCCAAAAGGTAAAGTAAATCAAACTGATGCCACAGTACTAATATCTCCAGAGTTTTACAAAGAACTAGTACGTAGAGTAGATGGATGGACACCACAAGTAGCAAAAGCATTTGATTTACTTAATGATCCAAATGCAGATCTTGAAGCAGATGTGGATACATATGCCGAAGCATTAGCTGTTACATTGAAACCTTTGAAATTCATGTATTTTGGTGATCACTATGATGTAGATGCTAAAAGAGATATACCAGTATTTGATAAGATGGCAATGTTCCCTGTACATCGTATCTTCTCTACTGGGGATATGGGTAAAGTATTGGAAGTTATGCAATCACGTAATATCCATATGCTTGCTTTTGATTCCGCAGTAAAAGTAGGACAAAGGGCTAAAGAAGTTAAATCAAGAATCTATAAAGATAAGACTAATAAAGAAATAGACATGGACAGTTTAATGTCAATGCCTACTCATAAACAGTCTTTAACTAACTTTAGACGTCAGTTAATTACTGATCCTCACCATGCAGAAAGACAAATGTTTGTATCTCAAGCACAAAAAGCTGCCATGGGTAACATCAGAAGTGCATGGAAATATACTACACCAGATGGTAAAGTATATAATGGTGATGAGTTGATTAATAATTTTAACGGTGCTCACAATGCCATTACTGAAGCTGGTAGAAGAGAGATAGAAAGAGATTTTGGTATTACTCCAGATAAACCTCAAGTAAGTGTACAAAGATTTGCTGAAATTATGCAACGCAAAGCTTTAAGTTCAAACATGAATGACAATGTTATTAATGGTTTGGATGTTGAAAATGGTGAAACTGTTGCACCAATTTCTGGTTTATCTGATAACTCTTGGATAGAAAGTGGTCTTATATCAATGTTGAATAAGTCAATTGTTGATACTAACTTACCAGGTGGTATGTTTATTCAAATGTCTTCAATATTGTATAATAGAATTGCTGTAACTTCAGACGCACAAAATGAAAGAAAGCTAAGATTTGCAAACACTGATGGTACTATGGATTGTGTTATTTCAATCAACTTATTGAAACACATAATTCCAGATTACGATAAAAAGACTTTCAGTGAAGCTAAAAAGTGGTTGATAGATCGGGGTGTTGTTGGTCCAAATTCTAAAGCTCTTGCAATGGGTTATCGTATTCCTGCTCAAGGTCAAGCATCAACTGCAGCTCTTAAAGTAGTAGATTTGTATCCTGAGCAAATTGGTGATACTATCACATTACCTGATGAATTTACATCTCTTACTGGTTCTGACTTCGATATTGATAAGTTATTTGTTGCTAGGTACAATTATGATAAGAATGGTAATAGAATCAAATTTGAGACTAAAGAAGATTACACTAACAGACTCAGAGAAGCTGGCTTAGATGATGAAACCATAGTTCGTAAAGTCTACGAAAGATATAATGGTAAAACTGATTTTGAAGCTAATTCAAAGGAAGCAAATGAAAATATGCTTCTTGATATGTATATATCAGTTATTTCTAATCCATTAAACTTTGCAGAAGCCAGACAACCACTGGATACAGTAACCGATTACTTAAAAGATACTATTCTTAAAGAAGTAGATACAATAACTGGTCAAGGTAAACGTACAAGTAAATCTCAATTGTATTATGCTACTCCAACATTCCAAAGTAGAACTAAAGCAGAGTTGAATGGTGGTAAATTTGGTATTGGTCCATTTGCATTAGCAAATGCTCATCAAGTTCTTACTCAATTGGTCAAATTAAGATTTAAACCAAATAAAATTTTAAGAGACTATGGTATAAGCAATTTGTATGGTATCCAGAGTAATGATAGAAATAAGATTAATATCCTTGACTGGTTATCAGCATTAATCAATGCTCATGTGGACGTTGCAAAAGATCCATACATCATTCGATTGAATGTAAGGAAGTTAACATTTAATATGACTAACTTCTTGATTAGATCTGGTAAAGGCGAAAGTACATTTTATTTCTTGCCTCAACAGATATTAAAAGACTTTGCAATAGAATATGACAAATACTCTGGCTTTTATAATGTAGATACACAAAACAAAAATCCTGAAAGTCTAGCATATAGAACTATTTGGAATACATATTTTGAGAAAGCAAAATCTTTATCTAAAGGTAAATATGATCAGCTTTTAGACTTTTTGAATGATAAAGGTGTAGGTGTTAAACAAAGAGAAAAGATGTTTGATGTCAATTACTTGAAAAAGCAGTTGAAAAAAGAAGAAACATTTGATTGGTACTACAATCAGTTGCTTATTATGAAGACTTATCAAGAACTTGATCCGTTCTCAAGATCTTTGTCTGAATTAACTACATTATCTCAAATTGATACTAAGCGCTTTGGTAATAATTTTGGTTTACAAAGTGCATTCTTGGATAAATGGAAACAATTCATGGTAGAGCAACAAGTATTTGAAGATCCTATAAAGGTATTCTCAAATACATTCTTAGGTAAGAAAATGCAAGATGCATTAATATTCCCTAGAATTGCCTTCCAAAACACAATGATTAGACTTACTCCAGAATTTGAAAACTTAAGAATATTAATAGAATTCTATACTAAGGGTTATGCAATTAGTGATGATACGTACATTAATAATATTACCAGAAGTATGGAAGCTACGTATAAAGCTGGTTTCTTTAATAAGTATTTAGCTGAAAATGGAATAAAGCTCAGTAGTTTGTTAGGTGGTCCAAATAGTATCTCTAAGAGATTGGATAGAATTAAATCTGATGTAAGAAGTGGCAAATATCCAGATTTATTAAGTAGTGATGGTTCATTTGAAAATGTACTTATTAATAACATCTTTAGTAGACCAAAGGAAGATACAACTGAATTAAATGGTCCTGATTTTATTGCTTACAAACCAAACAAGAGTGGTGATAATAACTTGGAAAATGAGATCATTAGAGCTTGGGAGGAATTGTGGGATAGTGATTATCAGGAAATAAGAGATTTTGCAAAAGATCTTGCATTGTATGCTTTCTATACTTCTGGTGATGCATTTGGTAAGAATAATATCTTTAGATATGTACCTAATTCAATCAGAGAGGAAATAGGTTATTTTGATTACATTAGAGATTTAGAACGAAATCCTGATGATGCAGTTAAAGATATTAAAGTATTCCAAGTAATAAAAGACTTGTGGTGGAACGACCACGTAGTTCCTACTATTGATTATTACGTATTAGATTCTAGTAGAGAAACTATTGAAGAAGAAGGTAGACCTGTATACAGGGCGTTACCTCACGAAGATAGTGGTTTTACTGTAGTAAACAAGAAAGGAGTAGAAGTACAAATTCCTGGCATCATATATGATAAAAAGTCTCAATCTATAATTTCATTCAATCAAAATGATCAACCTATATATCCACCATTTAAAAAAGTAAAATTAGATAGAAATAATGATCCTAGAACAACATTCTTATATGAATATATAGGTATTAATGAAGATGAAGCTCCAGTATATCGATTAATTAATAAAAAGGGAATTGCATATAGAGGCAATGTATTAATAGAAAATGGTCGTAGTAAATCAGTTTTAAAGTACAATAATGTTGTACCAAAGGGTTATGAAATTATGCCAGAAGAACCAATAACTTGGGTTACTGATCTTACTCCGGTAAAAGCTAGCTTACAAGCAAAGGCATTTAATCAAGCTGGTGAATTTAACACAGACATGTTTGCTAATATACAGCAAACGGTTAAAACTCAACAAGCAACTGAACCATTATCTTATCAAGAATGGGTTAAAGACTATCAAACTCAAAAAGGTGAAGCTGATGCAGAAGCGGCATATCAACAATATCTGGATAATTTTGAATACAGTAAACCTAGTGCTATTCAGCGAAAGACTTATTCTGGTATGATCCAGAATCTTGCTCCAAATCAAGTATTTGTATTTGGTAGCAATACGCAAGGTAAACATGGTAAAGGTGCAGCGTTAACTGCTAAAAATAAATTTGGTGCAATATATGGTCAAGCAGAAGGGCCACAAGGACAATCCTATGCAATAATTACTAAAGATTTGACTAAGAATACGCATCCTTCTAGAACTCCGGAACAAATCAAAGAACAAATTCATAATTTGTATGAGTATGCTAGAGAGAATCCAGATAAAGAGTTCTTAGTAGCTTACTCTGGTAAGGGAACAAATTTAAATGCTTATTCAAATCAAGAAATGGCAGACATGTTTAGTAGTGAACCAATTCCCAATAACATTGTATTTGAACAAGAATTCAATGAACTAATTTCTATTACTAGAGAATCTAAAGCCGATGAACAGTCTCCAGTACAACTGAATGCATCTACAAACCTTGCAGAAGCATGGTCTCAAAAAGAAGGTTGGTCTACAGAAGTTCAGAAAGAAAAAGATACCACTAATGAATTCTTAGATTATGCTAATCAATTTGGTTTTACTGATGAAGCTGCTTCACTTGCAAAAGACTTACCAAAAGCAGTTGAAGAAGCTAAGAAAGTAGAAGAAGAGTACGTATTTACATTTAATGATGGGTTTAAGATCAATTTACCATTCTCATTAAATGATCAACAGAAATCAGCTCTATATGAACTAGAGAAGTTCATTGAAGACTATGGAACTGAAATTACTTTATCTGGTTATGCTGGTACAGGTAAATCTACTATCATTGGTATATTTAGTAAGTGGTTAGATCACAGAATTGGTAGAGGCAACATTGTATATACTGCTCCTATTCATAGAGCAAATGTTATAACTAAACAAAACAATCCTAATGCTAATGTATATACGCTTTCTGCTCTATTTGGGTTTACTCCAGATACGGATGAAGCAATGGAACATGAATCATTAGATTTAAATGATTTGAAATTCAGAGCTAAGAATCAAATGAAATATGAAGCAGGTCAATTAATTATCATTGATGAAGCTTCAATGGTACAAGATGGTTTGTATGAATACGTTCAAGAAATTATAGCCAAATATAATGGTAGTGTAATATATGTTGGAGATTCTGCACAATTAAGACCTGTAAAATCAAATCATATTTCTAAAGTATTCACATCTGATGGCGTACCTCAAATAACTTTAACCAAAGTAGAAAGAACGGGTGATAATCCTATTTTAAAAGAAGCCACCAGACTTAGACGAGGTGAAGGATTGAGTTACCAAACTGATATAAATGATAAAGGTCAAGGGGTGTTGTATACTTCTAATGATACAGTTATAAATGAAAACTTAAAACAAATTATATCTTCTGAAGAGTTTAATGCTGATCCTTTGCATTTTAGAGTTATTACTGCTACAAATGCTGCAGCAGCTACATATAATTCAAAGATTAGATCTTTAAGATATGGAAAATTTGCTAAGCCCTTTGTAAAAGGCGACATTCTAATGGGGTACTCAAACAAACTTAGAAAACCAGATGGGTCTTATAGATTAATAAATTCTATGGATTATATAGTACAGAATGTTAGAGATACTACTGTAAAATTTAGAACAGATAAAGGTACAATAGAATTTAAAGCGTTTAATCTATCAATTAGACCTGTTGGCGGTACTATCATGAACGATTTTCAACTTACTGTAATTGATAAAAATGAACCAGATTCTAAGATATTTGAAATAGTAGAATATAAAGATAGATTGTTTAAAATGGCTAAAGAAGCCAAACAAAATGGACAAATATCTAGGTCTAGAGATTTAAATCAAATGGCATACAGTGTAGATAATGAATTGAATATTACCAAAAATTTAAAAGACAATCAAGGTAGATTAAAAATTAGGAAAGCAATTGATTATGGATATGCACAAACTGTTTGGAAATCGCAAGATAGTACATACAGTAAAGTTTTAATACTCTCTAATGAAATTGATACGTTTGGTTATGGTAAAGATGCAATGCAATTAAGAAACGAGTTGAGATATGTAGCTGTGTCACGTGCTAAAAACTTTGTTATAATAAATTCAGAAGCTGAAAATAAAAAGAAAGTTTCTATGAGAAACGAAATAGCTGAAGAGGATTTATTAGATGATATAGAATTTGAACCAGCTACAGAAGAACAAGCAATAAAAGCATCTTTACAGGATTCAATTGATGAGTTAACAGCAAATGGTAAACAACGTAGAAAAGAATGTGAATAATTATGCAGTGTTTAAATATTAAAAATAAAGAGGTTGCAGCTTTACTCAAGAAATATACAAAGATATTGGGTAATGAAAATGCTGCATATTATGTGTTATCAGAAAACAATGGTTATGGTTTAGATAAGGCTCCCAATGGGGAGCCATCTAAGCTATTTTCAGATTTAGTTAATCATTTTAATGGTAATAAGAAAGAAGCTATACGAACAAAGTCATTAATATATTCTGCACAATTTAGACAGATAAGAAACATTGTATTAAATAATGATGGAGAAGTATCTATAGATGTGTTATTAAATAATTCAGATAAAATAAATAATCCATCATACGTTCCAAAAAAAATACACGAAACGTATAATAAACTTATTCAAGCTTTGTCAAGGCGAATAAAAGATATTCAATATGCAAAATATAGTGACAGTAAGAAAGTAGATGAACTAAGAGCATTGGAATTTAAATTAAATCAATTGGAAAACGATCAAGCTACTTTTGAATTTGTAGATTATATGGCAAGTGATGTAATATCTGCATTAAATGAAGTAAAGGCTTTACAAACCAAAGTAAATGAAAACCAAAAGTACAATAACCCGCTAGATATAACTTCTGCAGAATTAGATATGATAAAGAAAGGTTATATTGGTTTTTATGGTAACATTGCTACTAATATCCAGAACATGTTGGATGATGAATCTACGTTTGACTATTTAAATGATCCTCAATTAGTTGAGGATACAAAACAAAACTTAAAAAGGACTGTAGGTGACTACTATGAATTAGTAAGAAACTATAACAATTTAGCAGACATTGTTGCTAAAGATAATTTTATTAGAGAAGCAACCAAAGCCGGTTCATTTACTATAGATCATCTTAAAAAAATATTAGATGAAGGTGATGTGGATATAAATCTATGGGATCAGTGGGCAGGTAATACACAATATTCTAATAGTGAGTTAGTACGTATAATTCTTAACAAGATAGTTAATACTAAAAATAATGTTGCTGAAAAAGAACTAGAAGTAGGTAAAGAGCTTGTAGAAATACTATCACATGTAGATAAATCTAAGTTAGCTTATATGCATGAAAAAAATAAAGATGGTCATAAAACAGGCTTTATAACAAGAGACTTAAATTACGGTCAACACTATCAAGATTACTTGGAACATCAAAAAAAGTTAGCCGAAAAGTTAGGATTTGGAGATAAAGATATTGCTGAAGTGCCTGGTTTATTGAATCCAGAGCAACTAAAGAAATGGAATAAAGCAAATAATGATTGGGAAGCTAAACATACGATTCGTAAGTTTACTCCAGAGTATTACGAGCTAACTAACAGTCTTAGTGAAGAAGCAAGATCTCGTAGAGATTCCATAAATATGGAAATAAACCTATTGTTAAGTACTACCGTTGATAAGAACGGAGATTACCACAGAGAAGATTTATCCGATGAAGATTATCTAAAATTACAAGAGTTAGAAACTAGACGTAGAAATTTAGCTAATCCATATTATCCAGATGGTTCAGTAAAAGTTGGATTAGATAAAGAAATAGCAATAGAAATGAGAGAGTATAATGAAAAATTAAGAGAGAAATTACATTATACTCCAAATATGGAAAAGTTTAATAAAGCTCTACAAAAGGCAAAGAAGAATTTAAGTCCAGAGAAATTTGCTAAGTGGGAACAACGCAATACAGTTGATCAAATAATTGAAGAATTCTGGGACGATATTAAAACTCTTTCATCAAACGCAAATAAATCTGATGATCAAATACTATATGAAACGGCTAGAAAGAACATGTTAAGACTTTACACCAGAGAAGATGGTAAAGTAGATGTTGATAGCATGCCTGACCAAGTAAAGTCGTGGATTAATACTTATGATGAATTGATTTCTGAGGAAAGTTTGAAAACTCGTGATAAATCAAAGAAATCCAAAGTAATGGACATAGCTGAATGGGAAGTAAACCCTAGATTCTATGAAGAATTAGAAAGAGTTGAAAAATTAGGTCAAGCTGAATATAATGCGTGGGTTTCTATAAATGCTAGATATGACTATGAAGGAAATCTTGTACCAGCTTCTTTTTGGAAGAAATTAGTTCCGAAGAAAGAGTTAAGATCTAAATACATGCGCAAAGTACCTAATAGATCTTGGTCTGAAATCGATAAAGAATCACCTTTCTACGATAAAAGATTTACTAAATATGCAGATCGTGGAGAAACAAGAATTCCAAATCCTGAATTGTATGACAACAGTGCAAATTATCGTAAAATAACTTCTGATTCAAACTTAAAAAAGCTTTACGATAAACTTGTTGATGTAATGGAATTATCAAATTCTAAGATTCAATTCTTAAAGTATGAAAATAAATATAGACTACCACAAATAGAAGGTGGGGCATGGACACAAATCCGAAGTAAGGACAATATTTTAAAGGGGTTAGCGTATGCAATAGAAGATACTTACACCGTAAAGGATGATGATAATGCATATATGTTGGAAAATGCTAAACGATCAGATGGGTCACTTGTTAAACTTATACCTACTAGGTATATTAAGATGTTATCAAATCCAGACGCTTTAACAAACGATATAGTAGGATCTGTCATTGCTTATTACAAAATGGCAGAAAATTATGAACAAATGAGTGAAATTGCCCCAGAATTAGAAGTAGCTCTTGATTTTGTTAGTCGTACAGATTTTACCGATAAGAAGGGTGGTAGAATACAAGGTTTGGAAAGTAAGACATATGATAAATTAAAATCTGTACTAGATCAATTGGTATATGGTATGGAAAAGAATGCATTAGAATTAGATGTTCCTTTACCAAAAGGCAAACATGTGACAGTAAGTGTTGGTAAGTTAGCTGCTAATTTAGCTGCATACACTAGAATACAAGGCATAGCTCAAAATATGAATGTGATTCTTACTGGTCTTATTACAAACAAAATACAAAATAGACTCGAAGCAATTTCTGGTATATACTTTGGAAATAAGGAACTTGCACAAGCAACAAAATTAATCATACCGTCATATGCAAATGCAATAAAGAACATAGGTCATTCAAACAACAAAGACAAGGTTCTATGTTATATGGAGTATTTAGGTGTAGTAAGAGAAAATGCTCAAACCTTTAGTAAACTTAATCAATCTAGATTTTTAAGAGCATTAAATCAACACTTCTGGTATTTTGGACATGAAATGTCAGATTATGTAACAAAAGGTAAAATGGCATTGGCAATTGGTTTATACTATAAATATGATCCTGAATCTGGTAAATTCTTAAATAAGAACGAATTCCTAAGAAGATTTAAGAGTAAAAAGGAAGGCAATGCCAAATGGAATACTTTAAGTGTAACTTTTTATGATGCATTTGAAGTTAAAAACAACAAACTAGTAATAAAACCAGAGTATGCTAAATCTCTCGATGAAGCTACTATAAACAAAGTTAGAAATACGGCAAAACAAGTAGGTACCAGAATTGACACGCAATTAACAGACTTGGATAGAAGTAAATTACATGCAACTGTAATTGGACAATTATTACTTATCTTCCGTAACTTTATTTTGGTTAATTTACAAACTAAGTTCTTAACTAAACGTCAATTTAACTATTCTACAGGCATGTGGAGCGAAGCTCAAGTACCAGCTGCAGTTAAATATGTATATAGACATTACTTTAATCAGAATAAAATAGATCAATTAAAGGAACTATATCAAAATCATTATGATGAATTGGACGATTTCGAAAAAGGATGTCTTAAAAGAGTTACTTATGAAGTTTTATTTTCCACAGTAGGTTTTATGATCATTTCTTCTTTAGTAAGAGCGATGGCAGATGATGACAAACGTAATTGGTGGAAACAAGAAGCAGCTTATCTTACTCTAAGAGCTTCATTAGAGACACGTGGTAACATATTACCTATTGAAGTAATTAACTTACTTAATACTCCTACTGCTGCATGGTCTACTTTACAATATTGGGGTGACTTAATTACAATGATGTTGAATGATCCTACACAGGAGATAAAAAAAGGTCCATACAAGGGTATGAACCGATTCCAACGATCATTAATTAAGGCTACTCCTTTAAGAAGTATATGGGAAGCACAAGATCCAAGATCAAAAATGGAGTATTACGATAATGTGATTTCAATATTTAACTTTTAAAGCCACAAAAATTTTAACGGCCATTACAATAAAGCCCCTTCAGTTTTTGCTGTTGGGGCTTTTCTATATTTTAAATCTTGTAGTGATATACTTTCACCTACCGGTTTTGTTACTTTTGCAAGAGGATTAAATAGGTATTCATGAACTTTACTATCAACACTAATATTCCAAAAATTTAATATTTGTAATTTAGCTTGATATCCTAGACGTTCATATAAACCAAGATCTATTTTGTTTACTATGGAATGAATTGAATAAGCCTTATTAAAGGCAAATACTCTATAATTAATTCTATCTATTGTTAAAGTATAATCACAATAATATAGTCTATGTTTCTTTAATCTCTCTATTAAGTAAGTTTTAGTATTATGAAATACTAAAAAAATATGATTTGAAAGTAATGGGTTATTCATATCACTTGTGTACATATTTACAAACTCACTATTTTTCAAATCATATTTTGTAAAGGTATCATAAAATATTTGAGGAAGTGAAAATATACTATGTTTTGTATATTTATTAATAATCATAGTAGTTCTGCTCCATCTCCTTCATAATATTCTTTTATATGATCCCATAAGTCATTATCTTTGTGCCAAGCTATGCGTTTGATAGCATCTTCAATAACACATACTTTGGCTTCGATGTATTGATTCTCAATATTAAAAACCTTTACTTCATAACCGTCATGACTTTGAACAGCTATTATATATGTTTCTCGTGTATATTCTTCTAAATCTAGTTTTAATTCATTTTTAAAATACCAATAAATTGCAAACCAGTAATAAGCTAATTGTCTACAATAGTCAAATTCTTCTATAGAATGTCTGAAATTATACACATCAGCTGTAGTTTTAATATCAACGAGTACTACTTTCTTATTTGTATGATCAATCATTACTCTATCGAGTAAAGATTTACAAGGAAAATCTCCTAATTTAGAAGCATTTGGAAATTCCCAATTTATATGAAATTCATTGTGAACTTCAAATGTTTTTGGATAAGCAAATAAAATCTCATTTGCTTTTTTATGCTCTTGCATATTTTGCTTTATGGTCTTTAGAAGAGCCAAATCAGCAAAAGAAATAACTTTCTTACTATCTTTATTTCTAAAGTATTCAATGTAGTTTTTATATAATTCTACTAATTCTCTTGCTTCTTGAATTCTTTTATCGATAGATTTATTATTACTATAAGCTGCATTATAACTCATTAATAATATATCTTCTTCAGTAGCAAAAGGATCGGTTAATCTTGCAGTAGAATAAAATTCTAGAAGATCTTTTTGTTGCTTTACTTTAGGTACTGCAAAGTCTAAAATAATATAATCATTCCAGAATTCTTCTGGTTGAAGAATATATTCATGAATCATAGTTCCTTTATCTAAGAAACTTGCTTTTAATCCTTCAATTTTTCCATCTAGCATATCCTTTAGATATCGGGGTCCCTTTTTTAGGAACCATCCGATATTTGAATTGGATATTCTAGACATATCCTCATAATAAGGTATACTTATATCCATAATTACTCTTCTAATTTACTTAAACGATCTGCTTCCATTAACTCATTAATGAATGCAATGTCATTTAGTTCATCTGCTTCAAAATAAATATCTTGTTCAGTCTGAGACATTATATCATTATTCATATTTTGCTCGTCTAATTGTAAATTAACTAATTCGTAATTCTTCATAATCGTAAATTTTTTAAGTTATAGTTCAAATGTTGTTGGTCTAAAATAAATCGAATAAGATTCATCAAGTATGCTTACGTTTGCTACACGTACATTAGTCCATTCTGTTTCCTCTTGAAATACATAATCATATACAGGACATGCTGTAATATTATGATTTCCAGTATGAACGTGTCCACATAATGCATACTTTGGTTTCTTTCGTCTAATTTCATCAGTTAATGCAGCACAACAATATTGGATTTCAGTTCCATTATCGTGTGTAGTTCCTACTTCTGCAAGATTAGACGCTTCGTGAGTCATTAATATATCTAAATCTTTTGGTATTTTTTCGTATTTCTTAGCTAATTCAGCGTGATTAGCCATAAATGCCCATGGTCCACATTGTTTACACCAAGGTGTTCCATAGATTTTATACCATTTGTCGTCAGTACTATTGTATACTTTTGTTTCTCCATCAATCAATATAGTTAACTTATTAAATAAGTAAGTATTTGATTGAGTAATCATCTTTTCGAACCAAAAATCATGATTACCTGGAGTAAGTATAATAGTAGGGCAATCTATCTTCATTATCCATTCTTGAAATTCATTAAATATCCATTTTGTCATTTGAATATAGTCTCTTTGAATCTCTAATGGAGATATATCACCACATATCAATAATAGATCACATGGTTCTATATCAATAAGATTGCCATGTAAGTCACTAATTGCTGTTACTTTCATTTTTTAATCCTAAAATAAAGTTATCATAAGTTGTTTTATATTCTTGTAATAGATCATAATGTCTTATAAGATCCTGTTTCAAATCATGATATCTCTTAAATAAATTCCTATCATAATAAGAACCAAATAAACTTACTGTATAACTATCTTTACTTTTGGATATATTATCATTATTAAAAAAGTTCTCAAGTTCTATTTCTTTCTCTAAAATCTTATTTTCGAGTTCTGAAATAGCTAACTTATAATTACTCTTAAATAACTTAATTGTATTTTCAGATATATTTTTCATCTTTGTTTGGTTTTAGTTTTTGTACTTTATCTTACAGTTCTTGAATTTGTTTAATACATTCATCAGTTTCCTTATGATTATGTACTACAAATAACTTATACTTTTCAGCTAGACCTTTATTTAATAAAGACCACATAAACCATTTCCATTTATATGGCCATACATCATTAGGTCTTCCTTTAGCTTCGATAATAAAATTATCTCCAACAAAGTCTGGAGTATAAGTCATCGCTCGGATCTTTTTACCACAAAAAGTAAATGCTGGTATTAATTCAAACTTAATAGGCTCATATTCTGCTTTGAGATTATGAGCCTTTAATTGTTTATAAACATATGTTTCAAGTTTACTTTTAAATTCAATACCATCATATATATTTGGTGTGGCATTTTTAACTTTCTGATTTGTCGTTTTCTTTCTTTTTGTTTTTCTTTGCTTCATAACGATCAATATATGTACAAAGTATACTTCCACAAAGATTTCCAATAAAACTAATCAGAATTAATTGTAACCATGTTAGACCTGGTGTACTATTTAACCATTCCATGTTCATTGTCTTTTTCTATTTTTGTAAAATGATTTGCAAGTTTTTCTAAAGATATTAGATCATAATTAGCTAGATTTCCATCTATACCTACATCTACTCTTAATTCTTTAGAATCTGTATTTATTTTATCTACTTTTCCATGACAATGACCGTGTATCATAACAGATCCTTTATCTTTGTGTTCCCAACTTAATATCGGAAAATGACACATTATTACTTCTAGATCTTTATGTAAGAAATTATATACAGATTTCTTAAATTTAATATTCTTGATCTGAGTAATATGATTGAAATAGCATTTTAAATGATCTGGTACTTTATCATGATTACCAAGTATTAGTACTTTGTTACCATTTAGTCTTTGAAATAGTTTTCTTTTATCTTCTACTTCACCAAATGCAAGATCACCTAAAATATATATAGTATCTTTCTTGTTTACTCTAGAATTCCATAACTGTATCATAGCTTCTTTAGCTTTTTCAACAGTATCCCCAAATATCTTTTTTCGCTTAGGATGAAATTCTAATATACGGTCATGAAAGAAATGTAGATCTGAAGTAAACCATATCATAGTGTTTCTTTTAACCAATTTTTAATTACTTCAAAGCCATTATTCTTAATAGCATCAGATATGTCTTTACTTTGGAATTTCTTATGTACTAAGAATCCATTTAAACCTGTTTTAAGGCTTATCTTACGCATATTTTTAACTCCAGGAACGTCTCTATCAAAACATATTAAAATACGCTTAAATCGAAGTTTAAGTGCATCTATAACATCTGGAGTAAGAAATGTGCTTTCTGAAGCTGGTGATATTGCAGTATAACCCATTTCATATAAACACATAACATCCTTCATAGATTTAGTAATAATTAGTAAATCACCTTTTTTAGGTAATTGTTCATATCCCTGAATATCATATGGAGTTAAATTATTACGCCATTTAGTATATTTATCTGCTAAAGGTCTATAAATCTTGAATCTATCATATACTTTATATGCATACATAGGATTATTTTCCTTATACACTCCCTTTACTACACCATCACACAAATAATATTTTATACTACTTACACCAAATTTCTTTAAAGTCTTTAGAGAAATTCCAAATTGTGACCAATATTGTTTATCTATATCTGTCCAATCTTGTCTAACTACTCCAATAACTGTTTCAGTAGATTTCTCTACTTCTTTATTACTATGCAATACCGTATTATTAGTAATTTGCATATCCTTTACTATTTGATTTAGTAGATCATTATAATTAGTTATACCAGTATATAACTCTACGAATTTAATTACATCTCCGCATTCTCCATTACCATGATCTTTAAATAGTAATTTTCCAGTCTTCTTACTTCGGAATATTCCAAATGAAGGATTCTTATCCTTTCGAAACGGACTGTTATAGATAAAACCAACTTTAAATTGGCCTAAATATCTAGCATAAATATCATATTCTGTGACTTTGGATAAGATATAGTCTAGAGTAATAGGATTATCTTGTTTTGTTATTCTATTAGAGTCATACATATGATATAATTTTTTAATAATCAGTGAAGAGTGGCGGACTCGAACCGCCCCATTTAAATACACGCTAGTTAGCGTTTGTATTAGGCCCATTCACACATCTGCTTAACTATTATAGTTATGTGCTTACTCTTCTTCCACCTTTACAATACCCCCTGTGTGGTCAGTGCCAGCCTACGATCTGGTATACTTACATGACAAAAGTCAGAGGCCGTATAGTTTTCGTTCTATCGTACGAATAGCTTTATATTTTTAAAATGGTAATCCGTTAGGATTATCTTCTGTATTATCTAAAGTTCCATCTGTTATTACAAATGAACTAGATGTTAGTGGATTTGGATTAGACTGCTCTACATCTGCAATAATAGGTTTCTCAAAATTATCAATGTTTAACTTGACAATTACTGATTCATTTTTATCTACTATTGACATAGGTTCGATAAATCTATATTTTGCATACTTCGGAAGTGTAGTATAACCACTATTGTTATATACTACTTTAATACGAAGTAATGTAGATCTGTCTGCTTTATTAAGCATTTCAGCAACCCATTCGATGAATTCTTTAAAACTCTCACCGGTAAATACTCGATCTTCCTTATTAGGATAGTAACATTCTAGGATTTGATCGATTCTAGAGAATTGGTTATCACACTTCTTCTGTAGATCTTCATCAGTCATATTAGGACCTTTAGATGGTTCCCATTCAGTATGGGTCATAAATTTACCATCTTTTGCAGTAAACTTAAATTCAATAAAGTTATTTCCATTAATGGATTTATCAACTCTAATTGCTTCTAATACTACATTATCTTGGATACCTGCACCTAAATATGCTACATCTTTCTTTTGGATTGCTTGTGCTCTTTGTGAACTGTAAATCATCTTATTCTATTATTTTGGTTATTCTTGGTCTGGCAAATAAATTTTATTCCAATGAAAACTTAAATTTCCATTTTCATCGCTTTCAGCTAAAACGATTCTTTTTTCTCTAATGTGTGGTGCTCTAGCACCTTTTGTAGTATCATCACCACTATCAAAATTAACAATGGTTTGATTACCTTTTCTATACATAAAACCTACAGCATCTGCTTCTCCACAGACAATATCCCCTAGTTTACCTACTAAATCTAAGGACATTTCTGTCATATCTTCACCATTTTTATTGATCAATTTCTTAATATTCTATACAATTCGCAAGTTTGTATACGTTCTCTTATGAACTGCTACATGTCACCATGTAGAATAGACTATATCATATTCCTTTTGTTAGGAATTCTCTCGCTTCCATTCGCATTAGCTTCGAATGTACTCCCTTTCGGGATAGTCGTTGAACTAATAGAATAATTATATATTTTAGTTATATGTTGTAAAAATTCTTCTTTCTTAAAATTATTTTTCATAAGATTACACTTACTGCAACAAGGTACACAGTTATTAACTGTATATCCTTTAGAAGAATCTATTCTATCTATACCATTTACTAATTCATATTCATTTTTATAAGATACTGTTTGTTTTTTAGAAGGCTTTTCTCCGCAATATACACAATTTTGATTTATTAAATGTGCAAATTGTTCTTCCGTTAAATTCCATTCTAAATTTCTAGCTTTTGCACCAGATCTATAATAACAGTATTCTTTATATTTTATAACGTTTAATGGTTTATTATTTCGAAGTTTTCTACAATTAGAACAAACAACACTTTCTAAACTTTTTCGTATTACACTCGCTCGTCTACTAAAAATTTTTCCACATCTTTTACATTGTACAAAATATTTTGTATGACGAGGATTTTTTGCAGTACTTTCATTATCGATAGAAAGAACCTTAAAAGTATCATTTTCAATATTTAATACTTGATTTCTATAATTAGATTCATTGCATTTTCTACATATTCCTTTTTTATAAAAAGGATTAGATGGATTTACCCATTTAATATGTCCACAATCATTACATTTTACTTGTATTAAATATCTATAAGTTTTACCTTTTTTATTTTGTCCTATTATTGTTTTTTTATCTAAAATACTATATTTTTCCATAGCTGCTGATTGTCTTATATAAATTGTACATATATCATATTAACGTTATAACAGTATATGTGTTCTATTTATAGAAGAGTTTCCAGCAATTCAAGAGATTTGCTATAACTGTTACCAGCTAAAGGGACTATTTTTAATCCTTAGTGTGACCAATTAAAATAAGATTATCTGTAAGTTCTTTAAACATATCTATTACTTTTCTTACAGCTAGACGAATATATTGATATCCACTTCCTTGTGGTAATAATCTAACGTCTGTACCTTGCCAAGATTTACCTTGAGGTTGCGCTTTATAAAGCGTAGCTGCATAAGATAGACATATTTCTTCTAGTCGTGTAGCATTATCTAGAGTAATAAATTTATATGGCTTTACTCCAGTTTCTTTAATTTTAGTTCTAATTGCATTTGCAATATCACCTAAATCTGCTACAGATCTTGCTTGTATAGACAAACAATCTAAAAATTCAGATCCACCTTCAAGATCAATAATCAAATTGTTTTCTAGAGCCGCTACACAAGAGGTTTTACCGGTCTTTGGACGACCGTATATAATTAAAAATCGTGGATTATTTACTTTTGCCTTGACTTTTTCAGTAGGTAATACTATCATAAATTGAAGTTTTATCTACTTTTCAGAAATGAATGAAAAAGTTTGATACAGTTCGATAATATTTGAAAAAATTCTGAAAAGATCTGTTTATTTTAATTATGCAGAAATTGCATTAATATTTATAGAAATATTATAAATAATAATCTGCTCTTTCTTAGATAAGTTATTAAAGAATTTCGAAGTCGTAAACTTCGGAACAATCTTCGTACCAACTTGAATGTAATTCCCATGAATCTTAACCGGAATACCACCGATCATGAAGTCATAGGACGGATTCTCTGTATAATAAATATAATCATACAGGCGAGAAGCTGCCTTATTCCATTCAAGATTTAATGCCTCAGGAGTAACGCCTAATAGAGTATAAGACTCAATAGGAGCATTATCTAGAGTAATAGTATAAGAAGTATCGTTCTTCTTTGTAGCCCACGGAAAGATCGATCGAATCTTATTCAGAATATCTGACGTATAGTCACTATGATACTTTGTAGTAGGAGTAGCGAAATACTTAGTCAAATCGATTTTATAATCAAAGTTATTGTTCTCGTTAAATTTCTTATTGTTGCCGTTTGAATTAAATACTGTTGTCATATTCGCCAAAATTTTAACCAATTAATAAAAATCTTTATCTATAATTCAATTAGGTTGTTATATTTCAGGTCGTTTTCAAATTCAAGTATCGCTAATTCTCCTTCTCTTACTTTAAGAAAATGAAGATATATACGATTTTGTACGGGTAGTCTTTGAACGCCATATGCCATCAAATTTAAAATTTCAGGTCTATGTAAGACAGCTATAACATCACTTCCTTGAAATACAGAATCAGATGCAGATAAATCACTTCTCATCGGATAGTGAGCCGATGGATTATTAATCCTATCTATATTTTCAATATTTCTATTCATTTGAGATAATTGAAAAATTGTAGTTTTTCCAATTTTCTTTGCTTTAATAAATACTTTTTCAAGTTCTGATATAATCATTCTTTCATCTTTATAATTATCACTACTAACTAATAAAGTATGATCTAGTACTATGATTAACCATTTATCTTTAGCAATAGTTTCTTGAAAATATGATATAGTTTTATCTATTTGTTGTACTGTTAGATATTCATCAACAAAATATATTGGATAATCTTTAATTGTATTTAAAGTATTATCTATTTCGTTTAATGAAATATCTTTTAAAGAATACAAAGCCTTAGTTGTTTGATGCAACTTATTAGATAAAGTTCTTCCTACTTGTGCACGGCTAAGCATCTCAAACGAGAAAGAAAGAATAACTATATCTTGATTAGGATTAAGTTCAATTAAATCAGTTTGTAACGTATTTACAAATGAAGACTTACCAGTTCCTGATATACCTGCTATAGTACAAACCATGCCAGGTTCTATACTACACATTTCATTAAATTTATTCCATCTTGTTTTTAATGGTTCAATTTCATGATTTTGTCTCTTTTTAATATATTCTTTAGTATCTTCTGTTACTTCAGATATATGTTTAAAGATAGGTAAGTTATCGTAATTCTGTTCCATAACTTTGAAATACAGATTGGTTAGCATTCATTTGTTCTTCAAGTAATTCCCATTCATGTGAAGTAAGCCATTTCCACATAGTTTTCATATAACCAAGCTTTCCTGTCATTGCCTTATCAGTAAGCTCAAAGTTTAAAGCAGTTACGATTCTGTTATGAAGATCGGGATTACCTTTAACTAATTTGTTATAATATTCTCTACATTTCTTTAGATTACTTCTAAGAAAGCCTCTAGTTCCATCTGGTCTAGTAACCATGATAGGATATAACATATAAAATTGCTCGAAAAGTATATCTTTAGGAGTTAATTTATCTACTAATTCCTTAGTAGGTTTATATGTTACTTTTTTACTATCGTCTTTCTTTTGAATAAAATTTCTATCGATTAAGTCTTGTATCTCATTATCACTGACCCGGCGAATAATGGTTGTGATACCTTGATTGGACTTTTGATTCTTATCTAATACAAGACTTAAAAATACTAGCTGATTTATTGAAATATCTAATGTTTCCATTAGATTTGTATCTAGTTCAATGATCATGTTCTTCTTCTTTTAAGAACCTGACATGATATGATACGCTTTGCTAAAATTCGTCAAAATTAAATAGGTTTAACTGTTTAGGTTTTAACTGTTCTATTACTTTAATACATTGAGTAATATAATATTGATAATTAATATCGTATATACTCTGGAATGTTTCTCCTTGAGAATACTTCCATTGAAGATCTTCATCAGAATAAAATCGATTATGAAGTCTTACTCCGTAACCTTTTAACATATTCTGATATGATTTCTTACCAGTATCATCAAGTTTCCATTTCCATAAATAGTATCCACTATTACTAACGTAAAATCTATTGGTTCTTTGTTGAACTTGTTCGTTATATTCAACTGTCCATTGTTTACCTGTCTTCTCTGCTTGTAAGAATTTACGTATATCTCTACAAGATTTAATAGTATCTTCTACTGGAACGTTATGTACAAAGTAATTAATAATCGCTTCGGGAATGATCTTTGGTGATAAACCTTTTCCTAATTCAACATCAGTTAAAAAGAATCCTTTCTTTTTAATATTTCCATTAGGATCTACTCCAAAATAATCATTTATTGCTAATTGATAGAATGAAGTAAATTGTTCGGTTTCCAAAGTAAGTTTAGTCAATTCTTCCCACTCCTTTAATATTTGTTGTAATTCCTCATATTTAGTCTTTTTTATCTTATATAAGATACCATCAGTATTAATCTGATATAACTTACATCCTAAATTTAAAAGTCTTTCAGCAAGCATTAAAAGTAATAATTGACCATTGATACGTACTTGCATAATAGAGAATGGTGCATATAACCAAGATACTTCTTGTTGCATTTTACCAGTTACTCCATTAAGCATATATTTATATGTTTCGTTTTTGTTTTTCTGTTTAGTTCTCTTAAATTCAAGTCTATCTCGAATAATTTCTGGATATACTTCTTTAAGAATAAATTTTAATTTAGGAGGGTATAATTCATATTTAGCAATTAAACTTGGGTATAGTGAATTTACATCAGAATCTAATAATAGTTCATCATCATTACACTTGATTGAACAACAACCATTATCACCATGAATACCACCTACTCCAATAGTTACTTCCATTTCACCAAATATAAAAGTATTTATATAGCCTTTTCTACCCGGAGATACATTGTGTTGATTTTTCATATCTTGCAATGCTTTTTGAAGTATTGGATTGCTAAATTTAATCCAAGGAAATATTACTTTCTCTAGATCTACACGATCAACAGGAGATTTCATATTTTCTAATTGATCTTTACTTAGGTTTGCTTTTTGCATAACCTTAAGCTGCAATAGTTTATCTCCTAAATTTACTCTATCTAAACTTAAACATTGTAGTCCAAAATCTCTTTCAGTTTCTACTCTTAGTTCAAGTAAATCCTTACATCGATACAAAAGTTCCTCAGTAGATTCTACATCATTAATGTTGTAGGATATTAATCGATCCATATCTTTCTCAGGAAGATCTTGTTGCCAATCTACTACGAATTCTTCTACATTCTTATATTGCATAGTTACTTGCATCTCTTTTAAAGATACTCGTAATGCTTTAGAATATAGCATAGTTAATAGATCAATTGATAAGAAATTCTTAGTATATTTATATTCTTTCCATAATTCAAAATTAGAGTTTTTATCAATTACAATTTGACTCATTCTGAATATAGACTCTATTATCTCTCTAGTACTAAAATAGTTTATATAATTTTTATTATATAAAGAAAATACATAATTTAGTACTGGATTATCATAATGATGGTTATTATAACCAACAAAGTAACAGTCTTGAGTAAAATAATATACTAATTCTTGAATGTCTACTCTTCTAGAAGATATTTCAAAAGTAGTAATTACTCCTGTTTCTGTATTTTTACACGTACAGGTAAATATATTCTTAAGAACTTCAATATCAAAGACTATACAAGTTTTGTCTTTAATTTTCATAGCTATGGAATTTATGTGATCCACAAAAGAATCGAACTTTTTTTCAAATTTTCACTCAAGAAAATCTTGCGTCCTAACCAATAGACGAGTGGATCATTTGCGCGTTGAACAGACGCGCCCCTGTTTCATAGACGAATATCAGCTTATGCTGCTTGTTTTTCCTGATTCATGCGCGTAGTAGTTACTCCATCTATCTCACGATATTTTGAATTAACCATTTCCATTATACACACTTCAGGATTATCGCTATCATAGATAAAGATTCCAACTAGATTATCGGATTCTTTCTCCATTAATTTGTTAAAGTTATATTTTACAATATCCTTTAACTTTGTAGGTATACAGATGATAGCGCCTACTGTCTCCCCAATAGGTGTATTTTTTTCAATATGTTGAGTTCTAGTAATATAACGATGTTTGTTATCTACTTTGTTCTCAATTATCGTTGGTCTTATATCAACTTTGTTCTTTACTTTGGGAACTTCTTTTCCACCCTTAGTAAGATATTTGGCTCGTTGCTCTTTCTTTTTAGCATTTCGAGCTTCTTGTGCTTGTTTGAAGTGTTCAAGATCCTTAGCTAACTTTTGCTTCTGAGTTAACTCAACGATTTGGAGTCTTTCCATTCGCTTAATTCGTTTCTCTGCCAACATCTGCATACGATCTTTCTTCGCCGTTAAACGTTTTTCTTTACGTTCTGCAGCTGCTTTTGGATCAGCTTCTTTTTCAGATTGTTGACGTTGCATTTCAGCTAGATAATTTTGGTAAGCAATACGACGTTGCTCTGCCGCACTTGCTTCTCTCTCTTCAGCTGTAGTATGCTTTATTTTATCTTTAACTTCTTCATGATGAATAAGTTTAATTGCACGTTTTTTATTACGCTCAATCCTCTCTTCTTTAGTAAGCTTCTGTTGCTTAGGTGACCAATCTTCATATTTAGTCTCACTAGCAATCATCTTTTCATCATGTTTCTTTTCAATATCCTTATCGATCTTCTTTTGCTTTTCAGAAGTATCTTTACTAGGAATTGAAGTATGAATAGAGATAAGTTTCTTTGCTTTCTCCTCTCGCTTCTTTAAAGCAGCTTCTTTACGTTTTTTATCAGCTTCTGCTTTAAGTTCTTTTTTTCTTTTTTGCCAAGCTTTTTCTTGTTCTTCTTTGGCAATTGCTTTATTGAGAATCCGATCCGCAAGATCATTTGCATTCTTAATAATTAATTCTTTGTATGCTTTTGCTTTATCTAAAAGTGTTGCTTTCTTTTCTTTAGATTTGATATCTTTAGTTTCCATAAATTTTGATAATTTAAAGTGTTAATAATAGATTCGAGACTTGAGATCTATCCGGGATTCGAACCCGACTTGCCAGATCTTTTATCCAACTTAATGGAGACGATAGATCAATTCCTTATGCTGCTAAATACATATAAGCCTTATCTAGATCTAACTCCGCAGCATCATTGAAGTCAGCCAGTTTCTTTTTAAGATCGATAATCTGCAATTGCAAATTATTCTTCATCTTATTTAAGAAGTCACGAGTAAGTTCCTCTTCTTCTTTTAGATTCTTCTTACCTTTTTTCATCTTATAAGAAGGATCAATTGTTGCCTTATCGATAATAATACCAATTTGAACATATTGCTCATTTACCTCAGACAACTTGAAGATAGTAGGATAAATACAGTCTTTTGGTAAGTCCGCACGAGACTTAAATCCCATATTTATACAGAGCTGATCTAGTTTACACTGAATTCGCTCCTCTGCTTTACTGAAGATATCCTCAAGTAAGGATTTCATATCATAACGACGTTTATAACCTTTCTCAACTTTGTTCTCACTACGAATGATATTCCACTGCCAAGAGATATCTTTGTGTAACTTCTCTAATTTTGTTTTAATTTCCGTTGATTTTGTCTTCATATACAAATTGATTTTAAATTAATACTCATCTTGTCTAAATCGATTTATACTTGAATTTGATCAACTACCCGTGAGGACGTGTCTATCCTCGATATAGCATCTCCGTCTTATTCTTGGAGCTAGCCATCTACTTAGTATCCATTACAGATACATTATCACGTCCATATTTAAAGAGAGACGTAACTCATCTGTCTCTCTTTTAGTAAATATCTTGAGTAAGATATAATATTAACAAAACTCATCTACTGTCAATATTATTCTTACTTAGGATTGTCGATTTTTATGGACGACGAAATAGAATTTGATTGGGATCAGACCAATCAACTACAACAGCTTGACCTGAACCGTCTTTTACCATAACTCCATTTAATAAAACATTTGAATTTTTACGAATAACCCCTCTCTCAACTACGGGATTATTCTCTTGCATTTGTTTTATATCTGGAGCTAGAACAAAACGATAAGCCACAAATATTGCGGAAATAGCCAAACTATAATTTCCGTCTTTATAATATTCAGAAAAACGTTGACACAAATCATTGTATGCAGCGTCATTTCGACCACCACCGTAACCGGTTACTTTCCTAATCAGTCGAAGACAAATTGTCTCTGGACTGAGTACAATCTCACCTCGGAATAATTTATTAATCCAAGAATATTTTGTTTTTTTTAGAGTCACTGATCCATCTTTGTTTACCGTAACATGTTTTGCTAGAACTTTCTCATCTGTTTCTAGCATATCACTAACAAAATCTCTATCAGAGAACATATAACAAAGATCGAACCATGCCCATTTACTTAGGGCATCCATTGCGATTAAAGATTAATCTCAATTCCAAACTCTTTCATACTCGCTTTACAAGCTGCAATCTCAGCTTCGTTTGCCTCGGCTAATGTGCCGCACAACTTCATCTGATAAGACAACCATGCTGCATAAGTCTTCTTCTCGTCAAGATTTAGCGCAATTACTTCCCGTAATAATTTTTCGTAATCGACGAAGATAGTAATATCTTCTTTAGACCGTTCGTACTTCTCAATAGCTGCACGTACACTGGCTGCCGATGGAACGGGAATTACTTTATTGATATCCTCAACATTTGCAATATCTAGCCGTAATGTCGGCTCATGATTAAACTCAATCCGTTCCTCACCATTTGCTGTAGTTACAAGCTCGACTGAAGATACATCAATCGGCTTAATAGAATAAAGATAAATAGGGCGACTGAGACACAACCGTCCGTTTTTCTTATCCTCTGAATAATTTGGATCTACTGGATTCCGTTCTACGATTAGAATCTTTTTACCTAATACTGAACCGCAAATGGCGGCATTTACTCGAATATAATTCATAATTGTTTCCTCCTTGATTTCGTGGTTGATTCCACCAACGAAACTTTTAAAATGTTGTTAAAAAATTAATAAACTCAAAAATAAAAAGAACTTCTTTACTGGAGTTTTCTCTTATAGGGGAGTTTGTTGCCCAGTTGCCTGTTATCCGATCGCCTACGCAAATTCAATTGCTTACTCCTTGAAATTATTTCTTTATACTTGATGAGATAGATTGGATTCTATTTCACTCTGTAATTCTGCTATTGCTATTACTCTAGCACTCCATAGAGACATATTTAAGTAGATACTTCCTCTTCTTAAATACTGTGTTTTCATCACCACAGATTATGGAACTAGTCTTACTTTAGAATCTTTCTTTACTCTTCATACTCGTCAATGAAGGTTCGTGTCATGGCCTAAATGGTCCACTACGTTTGCCCAACATCAGACTAATGAGATCTTACGACATTGACTAATAAGTCACAAGATCAATACGTTATTTACTATCTTCTACCGCTGTATATTGATAGGGATATGCACATGCTACTAGTTTTATAAATTCCTGAGCTTCTTCAGCGAACTATTATAATCTTATCAAAACAAATACACTAGAAAGTGTGTATACCTTAGATTGGCCTAAGTATACTGATAGTTATAATAAACCACATAGGATTACTTTATCGAATGCTCCACACATACGGTCGTTTAAGGAAACGTTACTAAACCTAACTCTTTCAGTCTTTTCACCCTGAAGTGGTTACCACTCTATTCTTTCACATGCAGTATACTGCCCATGTGACCCTTACGAGGATTTGTTTGTTTTACAAGCACGAATATCTAGGACTTTCACCTATTTCCGCTTACTCTTGCTTACGACAGGTCTAAAGGTCTATAAGCTTCTGCGAAACGCTTTCTATTGAACATTATATCATTGCGGTAATATAACTCTAATAGTTTTCTTTTAGCTATAACGGTTGGCTTGATCGAGTCGCATTCATCCTAAGTTACTCTCTACTTAACAACAGTAGCTCATTCACTATAATAAGACCAGCGAGGACTTCTCGATAATTTACTATTTCGTGGGTGTAGCCACTACTTTGGTTAAACATGTTAATAACGCTTTTATTTAAGAGTCTCGTTAACTCTCGGGCCAGTGATGAATCGTTAGATTCAGTAGCTCTACTTTCATAGACTTGAATTTAGCCCATTGGCTTATTCACGAAGCCCTACTTTCGCTGTATATTTTAAGGAAAGCTTTAACTGAACTTTGCACAATTTATGGATATCAACCAACAGCTGTGTTACTGACGTAAAGATTCGTATTAAGTGGATTAAACTTACTATAGATAAAATATAAGTTTCTCCTTATATACTATACTTGCCAGATATATTCTATAATATGAACTAATGATTTGGCTCACTTCTTCAAACCTCTGCGTTTCCATTATTTTATCGTGATATAACTCAATTGCAGAAAACACTATCACGTTTGATATAATAGTTCTATAAAGTATAGGTTTGGCACCTAATCCGGATAATCTGTCATACAATATCCATAGATAGTCTCGATTATCTACTTTCCCATGTATGGATCATAGCCTCTCAGCCATATGAATCTTACTAGTAATACCTACTATTAACCTTTACTTCCAAGAGTAAAAGTTGTAGAAATTGATTCTACTCTATTTAGACTCGTAGCACCTTATAGCACCCTCTATTATATCTAATCTCCTTCATAACTACATTTTCCCTATATTCTTTCATATAAGCGTTTCAAAACTGATGCAGTGAACACTAAGATAGCAATTTATTTAACCTATCCAAATTAATTAAAATGGATTCAGTAAGGTAGCTTTGGACACTACCTGGAACTTAGTCAGTTCTTTGTTGAGTAATTCTATCACCCTTTGTGATAGTTGCAGTTGCTGTTTAAAGTCCCTTCTTGATTTCAGGATTGGTTTCCTCCACGGACTCTTAACGAAGTTGACTACTGTCTTTACTCTAGACATAATAATATTTACTGTCACTAAATATTATTGGTAGCTGCTTAAGCATACTCCGGTATCGTTTATATTAATAGTTCTCTACTTTATCGATAAGTATTAATAAGTGTCTTCTCTAATTTATATATTCTCCAAGCGGTTCTCAATATATAAATAGAATGGGTTGATATCTACACTTACCCATTTTCTTATTAATTTTTCTGAGTAAAAGAAAAAATACTCTTAATAAGTTATCATACTACCTTTTGAATCGTGTGTTAGCACTATCATATCCTCGTATCCTGTCTTTCTTGTCCATATTATACGATTTGTTGATCAGACTCATCCAAATATAATATGCGCTATCTTATTGCTTTTTAAGTGTACAGCTACAATATCACTCTTCTTCTTCTTATTACAGGTAAGGAGTCGTTTGACCTGACAGCTTTTATCTTTAACTGTTATGTTATACACCATGCAAAAAATAAACACATTATAAAGAAGATAATTAAGCCTACAAATGCTAATTTATCTAATGTATTATTATTTGCTTTCATCTCTCTACGCTTTTAGGGATCTGAATACTTGGTACGTGAAAGTGAGGAGTAGGTAGAGTAAACATCACTACTTTCTCCAAATATTCAGTTTTTGTTTCATATATTACCTCCTTCTTAGATGGTTTCTTTACTACCTTTTCCACGAGTTTCGTGGGGTGATTGACAGTGACATCAACGTTAGCAATCGGCATATCGCTTTTTACGTTGGAAACACCTTTGTCTAGATCAATCTCTAAAGATAAATTAGCTTTAGGATTAAACTGTAATGCGGGCAAATCTAGTGGTTTTACTGGGTCTGCCCGAACTTCCTCTAATTTAAAGAAGTTCGTATTGTAAGCTAATAATAAACCTACAATAGCAAATGCGATATACGTAAGTAGATTACCATGTGTATTCATTTTGATAATGGTTTAATAATAATTACTTACTTACCCTCTTTCTTCTTCTCAGGATCTGCAGTTTCCGTAGAAGTAGTTTTTGGATATTCACTTTCAGTATACGGTGTAAATGCCGCATCTTTATCGACATATAGATTACGAATTTCGATCATCTTGTTAGTCGCATGTAAATAGAATTTCGGATCATCATATCCGATTTCATTTCCATACGCTTCAAGGAACTTATTCATAATCTTCTTAGCCAGAGTAATCTGTTTGTACTTTGGATCATCCTTCTTCAATCCCATTTCGGCTAACGGCATTTCGTTATCCATTGGAATGTTAAGGAACTGTTCACGAGTTGCCTCAAGAATACCAAACTTAACAGCTGGAGTCTCGTCAATAGGAAGTTTAGGATCTTCCTGACGTACTTTAATAAAGGATTTAATCAAGTCAGCGGCCTCTTCCTCAGACAACATTGGTAAGTTATACTTAACTGTTGAATGAGCAAATATCGGATTGTGATCCGTAATTAAGGCAGATACACATCCTTGACATAATCCACGAACAAGAGCAGTTGAGCGGTTTCCTAATAGTTGAACTGCGTTCTCGAATAGGGCACCTAAACCAATCTTGTCCCATACAGCCTTTTTTTCTTCATCTGTCTCCTGATTTTTCTTAAAGGTACGAACCTTTAATAAAGTTTCATTAAACCGATTTGGAAATGACTGATCTTGTTTTGCAAGAATATAAGATAATCCTTTCTTTGCATCGTCTTCACTCTTCCATTTGTCAGGATCTAACTCTGGAACAACCGGAGTCTTCTCTTGTTTGATCTCTTCTTTGGCTGCTTTCTCTGCTTCTGGACTAATCTCCTGAAACTCAAGCGTCATTTGCTTGCCATCTTCAGAGACATGTGGAGCTAATGCCACTCCAAGGCTATTGAATGTATCAATGATATCAGTTACAATAACATCATCATTCGGTACATTAAGACCATACTCAATCTTCTCCTCACGAGCCTGAATTGACATCTTTGTGATGCCCCAAGCAAGATTATAAGTGAACGCCTGCTCCATCTTAATGGTTGCTGGCTCACCTGCTTTCATACGAGAGATATAGCGCTCTGCTACATCCAACATACGAGCAAAACCATCACCGGATAATCGTTGACTAGTGGTCAGTGAAATCTTAGCAAGATCGATCTTCTTCGGGATATTGGATTTCTTTTTTGGTTCCGGATCAATAACTTCTGCTGTTTTAGTAGCATCAATTACTGAAGGATCTGCTGCAGGTGGTGGAGTAGCCGTCTGTTCCTTATCTTTCTTAGGTTTTGGATCAGCTTTTGGCTTGTCCTCCTTCTTTGTGGGGTTACTTACTTGTGCAGTAGTCTGCACGTTCTTATTCTCCTTTTCCTTCTCAGTAGCTACTGCTTGCTGAGAGTTTTTGTTGTTCTTATTTTTAGACATTTTAAATTGATTTTATACTGTCCTTTTTACAGCGTTTTAATTGTTAAACTAATAATTATACATACGATGATCCCGATAAATTCTTGTAATCTAACTTGAATCCTCGTATATAGGGCTGGCCCTAGTACTCACATAGGTGAGATGGTTTACACTTTGTTGTAGGTCTCCTTGATCTCTAATAAACCAATTATGAGCCTTACCTACAGACTCAACTGTTGCAGTAATTACTGGTGTCACTCCAATAATCTGCATAGCCTGTATGGGCAATTGGTTTACATTAGAGATCTTCTCAATCTTAGTATCATTTTTAGATGACTTACGAATGTCATTCTTACTATTGATTCCTAAGCCTACAACAACTCCAAAAGCTAAAGCGATCAAAAGATTCGCAGCTACTTTTGGACTGCCTTGTACTCTACCAATTGCAACAATTAGTAAAACCAAAGCAACTAACATACAGATGAAAGATGTTGTTGTCATGTTTTGTTAATTTTTTGAAAGTTTTTGAAATATTTCTCTCAACTTATGTTTTGCTTTGTTCAAATCGGACTTTACAGTACCAATAGGAATACCAAGCTTAACGCTAAGTTGATCGTAACTAAGACCTTCAAAATATCGCATCTCGAGTAAATTACGATATTTAGATCTTAGGCGAGATAATGCAACTCTAAGAAGTTCTACATTCTCTGTTTTAATCATATCTGATTCGGGATCTGGAGCTGTTTCTTCTAATTGAGTCTTATTATTCTCATCATCTATGCTGAAATTCTTTTGTAAATCCTTCGAGGCTCTAATATAATCAATTGTAGTATTTACTGCAATTGTTTTGAGCCACGCTTCGAAGCTTATAGGATTTACATAGGAATTGAGTTTACCGAAGGCTTTTATAAATGTATTACTCAATAAATCTTGAGTAAGATTATCATCTTTAACAATGTCAAAAATAATATATCTTATCAATTTATAATACCGATTATATAATTGATTAAAAGCCTTTTCATCACCACGTTTCGCTTGGTCTATTAATGAGTTTTCATCATTCATAAACTAGCAGTTTGGTTAGTAAGTACTAGAGGAGTCGAACCTCTAGTACTTTGTTTAGAACGCCCTCTGCGACGACACAGCAATCTTGTCTGAAAGTAGGCAAATCTTATTACACTTCCTTATTTCTAAACTAAAATGGTATACCTAAAATACTTTTATAGAAATATGAATTATATGCTCTTTTTCTAGAGTAATAACATACTACTAGATTATCAAACATATTATCTATATAATATTTAGGTAACTCTATTTTGTCAAGTAGAGATACTGAAATTCTTAACAGTACTCTATCAGCAGCGTTACTACGACCTATTATTCTTGTAGGATAAAATAATTTGTAGGATACCCACCAAATCCATTCTCTTACTTGGGGTATAGCTTTCTGCCATACTTCAAAAGAGATATCATTTGGTTTTATAGGATACATAGTACCATCTTTACCTAAATGTGGATATCCAAAGTATTTTTCATACTCTAGACCTATAATTTTCCAATCAAAGCGAAAGCCTTGATCTGTACATGTTGGTATATATGCTTTATCACACTCCTGTAGTAAAAATGTTTTTAGCTTATCACAGAGGTCGCCTCGCTGATTGAAGATGAGCGATTCTTTAACTGAAGTCTTTCCCATTTTTCTGCCTCATATCTAGGTAATACTATGTTTGTAAAGATCTCACGAGATTTATCCCAGTCTGTATGAAAGACAGCATTAATTTCTGCTATCGCTAGTACTTGACTAAGTTCTCCATCAGGTTGAATGAACTCATCTTGAGTAATTCTCATGTATTCATCATCAGATAGTGTAGGTAATTCTTCTGGTTCTTCTCTTATTTCTAATGTTTTCTCAACTTCATTTGATAATAGAGAGAACTCGAAATTCTCTGGATTTTCTAGAATTTCTTTTACTACACAATGATCCTTTTCAAGTTTACCACATGCAAATTCAGATAAACTAATGCAATTCTCTATTCTTATAAATGGTTCTTTACCATTTAAAGATAGTAGATGCTTAGCTTCACTAAATTTGTCTTTAACTAGATAAATTCCCGCCTTCATGTTACTTTCTTATTTTATTATTATATATATTGATTACTCTAGAAGCTGTTAGCATATCAACTTCAAATTCTTTCTGAATTGCCTCAAGTTGTTGAAACTCTTCAGAGTAAGTATTCATTATTTCTTGGAGTTTTGCTTTTTCTCCTTTTTCAAAATAAATCCAATGTTCAAGTTTCATGATTCAGGAATTAATAGTGGTACATTTTCAAGGATTAAGATACTTTCACATACTTGTTTCCATTGTTTTGGAAGATTGTATGTTTTAATCTTAGTTTTGTGTTTTCTAGGATTATGGTAGAAATCCCACCATGTTCTATTTAACACAGTTACTTGTGGAAATAATTTATTTTTCCCCTCATTTTTAAGAAGAAGAACTATTTTTCCTCTTGAAGTTACTAGATTTTCAGAATTAACTGTTTTGGCTACATCTGCCCCTAATTCCTTCAAAAACCTAAAGAATCCTACTACAGAGTCTCTAGGACCTGCTAGTATACATTCCTTTCGAAACATTACTAGTCTTTTACTTTCGTATTTTACATCCATACGCTTTTAATTATTATTGATTAATAAAAAGTTGTTATCTGAGTGGGACTCGAACCCACAATCTCTTGGTAAAATCCAAGGCTTTGACCATTAAGCTATCAGATACCCTCACTTTCGTAGTTAGCACGTTAGATTACGCTCCTATCGCAGTATAATCTGTGACAAAGTTATTGCCATTTAATTTTAAATCGAACCTATTTTACCTTTCACTACTAGTCAAATCCATGCAACCCCTTATGCAGGCCTCACACCTGCTTGGAAGCTTTGCGGCTTTTAATCTAGGAGTGGTTTATACCCTTGCCAAGAGGAGTCGAACCTCTATGCTTCTGACCGTGGGTGGCAGGTATCCTTATACTATTACGAACTTATAGTACTGGAAGCGATTACTGCCGTATTCTTTTATCCATGATTCATGCGTGACATCACCGAATTAAAACTTAAAAAGATGTGGAGTTGGAGGGAATCGAACCCTCGTCCTAATAGTTTCCAATAAACCTAATAAGACATAGTACAGTTCTTATACTATGAATTTGAAAAATTCCAAACAAATTCCCAAATTGGGATAGTGAAAGTAAAGAGATCTCTCTCTTTACTCTCTTTAAAATATCTATAGTAATAGTAAGTATCCTTCTTTATTGCGAGTGTATTACTCTGTAAGAGTGCGCAATGCGGCTTGCATACATATTTACCTCCTCAAAAAGAATACTTAGGCATGTAAGCTCTCTATTACTATAGTAAATGCCTTTGATAGATCTATAGAATTTGAAGTTTTAAATTACCATCAAAAGACGATAACCATCAACTTCGGCTTAAAGCTCTAATTCTATGTGTGATTTGATATCATTACTATACTTAACTTACTTACGTAAGCCTATCACTAGGTCTTGACTCAAGGTTCTAGCGATTCAGCAGTAACATCCTGTTACTTTTCAAGTGATAGTAATGATCTTAGGCACATGATCAGTGGCTCAAAGTTTCCACTCTGGCTCAAGGCTCTTGAGTACTCTGTTAATTCAGAGTAATTTTTCCTACTATCGATTCGGAAGTTTTAAATCGTGGCATTAATCTCTAACTACAGCATATAGCTATAATTAGAGACTGAGAGGCCTCTCGGACACTCTCAGCTCTGATTTGGAGTGATCAATGGGTATCAATAACGCCAATAATCTTCACCATAGATAGCACGCTTAGCCTCACTAACGGCCTTGTCACGCTTCTCTTCGGCTTCTTCAACGGCTTTGTCGTATGCACGATAATCTCCGTCGGACTCAAACTTTGTTTTAGCTGTAGATACAGCTGTCAAAAATGCTTTTTGAGCTTCCTCTTTCTTACGAGCCATACGTAATTCCTTTAATGCACGATCTTCTGTAGATTCTGCATTGGATAGACGACGTTCAACCTCACGAGTCTCTTGTTCTAACTTCTTTGCAGCAATATTCTCTTTTGCTTTATCTACTGCGGAAGTGTTAACTTTACCTTGATTGTTCTCTTGCTCTTGCATTTTTGCATCTAAATTGAAATCTGCCATAATTTTGATAATTTAAAAGGTTTATAAAATTGATTTTTAAAAAAGTTTTTATTCTATATCTTCTGCCATATTATATACATTGTTCCAGAAACTTATTCTTTGATTAGTTTCACTCCAAGTTAGAGTCTCATTGATTATTCTATGAATATCCTTCCTACATACAATAACATACGCTACTGTATTGAATCTTGTTCCAACTTTTCCATTGGAGCCACAAATAACTTTGTAGCGAGTAATTTCAGGACAAAGTATTTGTTGGACTTTTCCATCAGCACCTTTTATCTCTTTCATTACTCCAGATTTTGTTTTACTTACGGATAGTATTGCAAGCATGCGAGTACTTACATCTCTATCCTGTGCAAAATACAGAATCTCTTTTTCTTTTACTACAGCATTCGCTTTGCGAATTCTTGTAGTTTCCATCTTTTTTCTACTTCGCATTTTAATAAATTGATTTTATTTTGTTAAATGTTGTGTTGTCTTAGAATAAAGTCACGGTGTAATCTTTGTTGTCTTATCATACACTAGCCCCTTTACTTTATCAGCGTACTATACATCTTCATATAGCTTTGATTTGCCTTAGGACTCTGGCTTATTCATGACTTTTTGGGGATAACCACCATATATGTAAAATTAAAAAATATCAATAACTGGCGAGAGATTAATATTCTTCTTTTACTTTTGTACTCTTTTTGTAAGGAGTCATTTTTGGCTTAGGACGACCTTTTTCAGATCGTCCTTGTTTTGTACCTTTTGAGTCTTTAAATGTTTTACTCATTATAAACTATTTTTAATAGTTTTAACTAAAGTGGGTAATAACTCGAGATAATTGGCACTTAGAAATGCCTCTTCTTCTCGAGTTAATTTTTTCTCAAAGGCTTTGAATAGTCTGTTTGTAAAATCAGGATTTGTCATAATGTATGACTGTAATCTGACTTGCCAAATTAGACCACCAGCACCATTAATTGGACTGCCAATGTTGTTGAGAATAATTTTACAACACTCTTCAATTTCTGAAGATTTCTTAGGCCATTTCTGGTTGAGTTCATCTTCATTTGAAATTGAAAAGAATTCGTTGTGTTGCTTATTTGCTGCGAATTCTAAGAGAGCTTTTTCTAGAAATTCTCTAGCTTCATCAACTGACCAATTAGTCGGAATTTGGATAACACAGACATTATTACCTGTGCTACCATACAATAATAACTGTTTCATTTTTGATAAATTTAAGTTATAACTTTGAGGATGTCCCCATATGTACAACTATGGGGAAGGTTTGTGAATGAACGATTGTTGATTAACAACAACTCACATTGTACTGTGAGTAACTAATAACAAGAATTGTTGTGAAGTTTTATGTCTGCAAAATAAATATTAAAAAACTTTTACACAAAACTTCTTAAAATTGGCTATCTAACATATTTTACGTTGTAGCAGAATTGTATTGCCAGTACAATTCTTATTAACGGCATGATTTTTACATCTGCACGATCATAAACACAAATACGAGTATTTCTATATTCTTTCTGTCGTATTCAGCTAAGTATATAGATATGCATTTACTTACGCCCCACATGCTTGTCATCTCCTGAGGATTGTACGTATTACCTTCACAGGCAATACGTACCAAAGGCTTTGTATAAGAGAATTATTTGACTGAATCTTTCACTATTACTGGAACAGTTACAGGTTTATCTTTCTCTGGTATTGGCCTTTCTACCTCGGTTCTTATTTCCACTTTAGCATTTTTAGCATCTGGACCAGTTATTCCCGGCATAACTTCTTTTAACTGCATACTAATATAATAATTAGTATTACGAAGATATTCCTCAGCTATCTCTTCATAAGTTGCAGTTGTACCTATTCTATTAAGAATAGTTTTAACTATTTGCTCGGGAAGTTCCATACAGAGATCATACAGTTCAGTGTTATGTTTCTCTGCATTCCAATCGTTTAACTTTTGATCCAAAGTAGGAATAATTACTTCGGTGCTTTGTTGATCTTCAACCATTTCTGGTTTTGTACCATGGTACTTATCGTACCCGTACCATAGGATTGCTCCTAATAGTACTAAACATAGGCATCCTAATGCCCAGTCACGAAATTTGTTCATAAAATAATTGATTTATTAATAAAACTTTGCAATATTGCCTTAATCTTGTTGTTTTTCTTCTTCTTCAATTAAATATTTTTCGATTTTTTGTGATTCTATATTTATTAATATAAATAATAAACCACATATAATTCCTGCACCTAATGATACTGCTATTAATTCTTTTGTAGAAATTACAGCATAAAGTCCACCACATATTGTAACAAACAATATTATTATATAAATTAAGCATTTAATGCTACTTTTTGTTATAGTATCCATACTTATTTATTTAATAAAGCATCGTGTGCTTGGATGAATTGTTTGGATGTACCAAGTAAATCCATAAGGATGCTTAGAGATTTGCGAAGATACTGATATTTTTCCTCAGTAATAATGTATACTGAACCTACTTTTACGACGTCTGGTTCAATTTCTTTAACAGAATTCTTTTCTGTAATTAAAGTACAGAATGAATGAGGTTCTATTATACCATTTATTTCAAATATATTTAATACTGTTCTATATTCTACTTCTACGTCTTTCTCTGATTTTTTACTCTGCACAATAGTGTAATCGCCAGAATCTACAGTATCTTTTGCTTCTTTAAGTCCCATGCCTGTAATTTCTTTAAGTGCTTTAATAGCTTGTAATTTATAACTACGTACATTAGGATGCGTAAAATCGATTTTAATTTTCATGTTTATCATACTGATTATATTTTATTGTTAATAATTCAACATAAATAATCCTGAGTAAACCATAAGCCACTAACGCCGCCAAGCTGTTACATGTATTTACTCAGGATTTAAGTTTAATCAGTATGTGTTTCACAACAGATACCGAAAATAGAGTTTTGAGTTAACAAGTAGTCTATTTAAAGGGGGAATAATCCCCCTACCCAATTAATAGATTTCTAATCTAGAATCTATAAAACCGGGCTTTAGAGAGATAAAGACCCTATAACCACCTCTAACGATTATTTGTTTGTAATCTTTTAGTGGTGTTTGTTGCCCACATCCTTCGATACCAATTTTCCATTGAGTATCATAGATCCTATGCAACTTACTGTGGATGTCACTCATCATAAGCATCATCCCTTGGTCTTTACTAGCCATGGTCGTATTGATTACAATTCCATAGCCTTTATTCAATTTATAAGCTAGTTTAATTGCCTTAAAATAACTTATATTGAATGTATTATGGAGCATCCTCACTCTTTGTAAAAAAGAATGTGCAGATGGTACTCTCCTTTGCGCTATAACTCGAATCATATTTAATATATTTAAATGATCAAGTTTTAAAGACATTAGCTTCAGTAGCCGTTGGCATTCGTTCAGCCCGGCAATTTAAACCTACTAGACTCCAGAACCCGCTAACAGATAGAAATAAACTAGATGTAGAAACGGATAATTTGTAGATAATAAAGCATGTTAGCTACGATGAGGTTGTCTTTACTCTGGAGATTTGTACACGTATTTCACAACACATGTACAATAATTGCCATATTTGTTGTTATGCCAAATGGTAAGAAAATATACCCACGTGTTTCACAACAGATGGGTACAAGCTGAAAGCTATCAAGAGTTGTCGCTCTGAATTTCCTTTCTAACTTCATCTAAAATACCATGAAAAACACTAATACTCAGTTTATCCTTACATTCAACATATGTAAATAGTATTACACACACTGGATAAAGGATGGGATCATCTAACAAAAAGAGTAATACTATCATATAAATAGTTACTCTTATAGTTGTCCAAATGAATGATAATACTTTTTTCATAACTTGAATGATTTAATTTGATCTCCTAGATAGAATCGAACTATCAATCTCTGGTGCATGTACTACCAGTGTTTTTCCATTAAACTATAGGAGTATATAAGTTGTGTATCACTTCATACACTGGATACGTATACATATCATTTGTTTCTGTACTTTTTGTTAAATATGTCTACTGCTTGTTCTCTCTTAGGAAATGTAGTTATTACTAATCTTCCTTCTTTTTCGAGGATAATAGACCATTCGAAAGCGTGCTTTCCAACTAGGATAACTTTACGTCCTAGTGCATCTTCGACTATTGCCCTAACTGTGGCATCACAATTTGATTTGTGATATTTTCTTTTGCTCATGATATTATTTATTAAATGAGTTTATTATTAAGTAACATATTCCAATAAATATCCAATAAGCTAATGACCATTCTAATATTATATCTAATATTGCTGAGAATTTCGCTTTTGGATCTAATCCTATTGATAATAGGTATAAACATGACATTATGTAAAATCCTATTGTTGCTTTTGTTCCGTTACTCATGACCGATTTTGTTTATGTTCTAAATTACGCTATATATTATATAAATTACTAATGGGCTTGGTGTGAAAAAGAGTGAAAATGAGGGGAGAGAGGATGGTGTTTACCACTCCCTCCCACTTACTCATTACAACTCATCGTCATCCACTATTTCACCCTCCAACAACGGATTAGACTTATTCTCCTCAGCTGCCTTAGCTGCTTCTTTAGCTGCCTTAGCTGCTTTACGCTTAGTATCATACTCAACATAATCAACAATGCGCTGAGAATTGTTGTACGAGTTCTCACCACGCTTGATAAGACTTGCGTCAGACTTGATACATTCACCTTCATCATTACACAGTGCATAGATGAAGACAGAGTTATAGATGGAAGCTACTTTTACTTGCTTACCGTCTCTTTCCTTAGTCTCAGTGATGATTTTACCATCATTGTCCTTACGGATGAAGTCAGGAAAGCCTGCCACTTCAACACGACAAATAAGCATCTTCTCACCAATAGACTCTTCTATCAGCTTGAAATACGCATCTTCGTGTTCCTTAGTACTACCATATGCAGCCATTAACTGCATTGTAACACCAGAAGCTTGCTCTTGCAATAGTTTGCTTAAGCCAACTTGTTTGAACTCACATACGGCATAGCGTGCTTTGCCGTCTTTAGAGGTCTTTACCTCTACTTTAGTGAGTTCGTAATTCTTCACGTCTTTACCTTTGATAGACAAATCCATAATACTTTACGGTTGACCTATACACCATAAGGTTTCATTAACACATTAACTCTTTGACGGGGGATTTCCCCTACTTGTTAGGAGAGGGGACTTGATATTGTACTGGTCCTCGCTTTCAATTATACCCACAAAAATATTTTTTATAAAAAATTTTTACAACACTTATTATTCATTTTCGTTCTCTAATTAGAATTTAAATAACAGCAATATGATATTTGAACAAGAATTAAAAGATAAAGGATTTGAAATTAAAGATAATCAACTCTATTATGAATTTAGTGACTTTGAGCTATTAAGAGCTAGAGTAAGTGAATGGGATTGCGCTGATGGTACTAAAGCTTTGAAAGTATCAGATCTTAGGTTAATGAATCCTATGGAGGAAGGTATGGCTCATATGATGATTTCATATTCACTTTACTTTAGGGATATTAACAAATTTTATGAATTATTAACACTTTTAGGTTATAAGATACGTTAAAAATAGTTAAATTATGTTAAAAGAATTAACAGTTAAAGAGGTAGAAGCTATCCTTAGTAAGGAAAATAATGTGTATGGGATAGATAGTATTGGAGATCATATATATAGAATACCCGATTTAGGCTATACAGGACCTAAAGGTGCTACTAAATTTGTCAACGAATTAAGGCAACAGATTAATGAATTATCTACAAAACTTTCGTAATTATGTTAAATAATCATAAATAATGTTAAAAATATTTTTATTTTACTAATAATGGAACAAAATTAAACTGTAATACGTTCCTACATCCAGAGTAGGGTATAGTAGTAGTTTAAATGCAGTTAGATACCAATAAAACCATTACTCCTACTTAGGATAACAACTATTATATTACTCTTACTCTAGATATATCAACTAATACTACATAGTATGTACGATGATGAAGAATATGAATTCTACGAAGCAGTAGAAGATGTTATTGACAGTTTGTGGGAGAATGAATTAGAAGAGATTGACGAAGAATTTGACTACTAACTATGGGAGAACCAGAAGCTTACGAAGCCTTAAGAAATGGCTTTATAGAGATAAATAACAAAAAATATACAATAATCAAACATCCACAAGGATTTTGTGATGGTTGTTGTTTTCAAGATAAAAATTGTCCAATACTAGCACACAAAGTTTGTTGTACTGGTGGTGTAATTTTCAAAGAACAATAGAACAAAAATTAATTAAGCACGTTTAGGCAACATGGAGCAAGATAAGATATTAGAAACTGTATTAGCAGGTTTAGATTATACTCCTACTAAGGATATGATTGTAAAACCCTTAGAAGATGAGTATGTAGAGAAAGAAATTATTAAGCCAGTACATACTGGAAAGAAAGATGAAAATGGATATGAGATCACAGACAGTGAAACTGTCAAGGAAAAGGTATTAACTATCTTCAGAAAAGGTATTGTACTTTCCCTTCCATCAGGATATCAATGGTCTGATCCTGACAATCATCCTGAAGTAGGTGATGTAGTTGCATATCCTAGGAAATCGTCAATTGATTTTGATCTATTCAAAGATAGTCAATTGGTAAATCCTTATAATGTAGTAGCTTATATTAGGAAAGATAAATATTTTAAAGACTAAGCGTAGTCTTAATTAATCGTGGTTGTAGTTGGATGTACTAGGGGTTGACAAATGTTGACCCCTTTTTTATTTCAAAATAATTGTATAAAATATGCAACTTTTTTTAAATGATACCGTTATATAGACATGATTCAACAAATGATGAATAACATGTTAGGTGAACATTCAAAATTCATTCAATTCCAACAAGATGGTACTGTTAAAGTATTCGTTCCAGAAGATCTTAACAATCCTTCAAAGGAAGGAGCTACAGAAGTAGTTCTTACACAGAAAGAAGCTTTGAATTTAATGGGTTTAGTAACCCAGCCTAAACAATATGAAATATGTGATTCTCCAGATAAATGTAGAATTGTATCTGAAAAAGATCCTGAATTTGATTTAAATAAATGGATCAAGTTGGCACTTAGAATTATTAAAAAATAACACTATGTCAGATTACCGAATAACTATCACATCAGTTAAAGATAAATGTCCATTTGATTCTAAACGTAAGAGTAAGGAATACTGTAAAGTGTGTAAAGCTTGGAAAGATCCTTGTTCTGGACTTGGAATAGAGACTACTATTTCTACTAGAAAGATAGGTGAGGATAAAATGAAACAAATTTTAAATATTATAAAATAAATGGTTACAGAATATAAAGTAATTAAACCTTTTGGTACTTTGAAGGTAGGTGATGTTTTGAAATTAGATGGTGATATTTTCAAGTTTGAAAATGAACTATCGACTGGAATGAATGATTTTTACTCTTTTACAAGAGTAGCATTTAATACAGATATGGCCGAAGAGTATGCAAAGTCTGGTTTATTAGAACCAATTTCAAATACTAAAGATCCTGATGATGATAATCTTAATAAGATTAAGAAAGTAGCTCAATTAATTGCTCAATTAAAGAATACTTATAATCAACGTAAGGCTAACATCGAAAAGAAATATAATGATGGCAAAATTCAAACATGTGTAAAGGTAGAGCACGACACTGTATACTTTAACATGATGAAATTGTTAAATAAATTCGAAGCTATTATAAATGAATAAATTAGTAAAAACCGTATCAAACCATGAATTGATACCAGAGTTTTTACGAGCACTTAATGGCATACTTAGGTTAACCGATAGAGAACTTGAATTAATGGCAACACTTATTAAATTAGATATGGAATATGTTAAAGAACCAAATACTAATAAGAATGTAGCCAACAGAGTTAATAGAAAATACATTATCGATAATTTAGGTATTACTAAGGATAACCTAAGTAGATACATTAAGTCTTTCAAAGAGAAAGGTATTTTAATAGCTGGACCTGCTGAAGACGAACTTAGTGTAAATAAGGCTCTGATACCAATCATAATTGGAGATCGTTTACAATTGACGATAATACTGAAAATAAAATGAAAGCAAAGCGTTTAGATATTAAAGCAGGTTCTATATGCATCTATAAGAATTATGGTTTCTTTAAACAATTATGGAGTAAGATTACAAAAAAGGAATTACCATTCAATGAATACAAAATATATTATGACAATAGTTCGATATTTGTAGAACTCACGAATGTTAAAGTACCTGATGAAGAAAGATACATCTTCTTAGAACCTATTAAACAATATAGCAAAAAGGAGAAAGAAGAATTAAAATTAGTAGCCACAGAGTTTGTGTCTAACAATAGTAAGATGGATGATATGTTTACTATTATAAATTCAGTAAGACCATCAACCATTAATTCTTCAAACTTCTCTATCTCTGGATTACTCCAGAACAAATACTATAAAGTATTATATGATTCAAAAGGAAAAGACTTCTAGTATTTATGTACAATTGGCAAATAAATACAATATTCCACATCAAGTAATAGAAGTAATATGTAACTATCCTTTTAGATTTGCAAATAGAATAATATCCAACGAAGATGATATGAAAGCTATAATGTTTGGTTACTTATTCAAAATCAAACCTAAGAAAAAATATGAAAAACAAAAAGACAAAAGCATTTCTATATCAGAATCTGTATCCGATTAATTTATATGTAGCCTTAATTGATGATTGGGATGATGTAAATAATTTCTTTGACTTTTTTATAACTACAGATAATCTTAGAAATGATGAAGTAAATGGTGGACCAAGCAAACCAGTAAATGCATCAGCTGCAACTTACTTGGTAAGAGAAAAGAATACAAGAGCCATTGGTATACTAATATTAATTGGTGATTACTCTAGTTCAACGTTAGCTCATGAATCTATACACTATGCAGATGCTGTATATGACTTCTTAAAAATGAATGCTGAAGGATATAATGAAGGAAATGAACAATATGCTTACTTAGTTACATGGTGTGTAGAACAATTGGATGATTATATACAATATAGAAACAAAAGGAAAGTCAAATGAAATTAATTAAGTCTGAAGTAAAAATACTTGATAAGTTGAATGGTGAGGAAATAATCAATCGTATTGCTGCTGTTGCTAGAACTTGCTACAAGTCAGAAGCTTCTAGTACTCCAGAATCCGACAAAGCTTTAGTAGAAAGATTAATTAATTCTAACCATTTTGCAATGATTGAATTTGCTGACGTTACTGTGAAATTTATCTGTAGTAGATCAATAAGTCACGAAATAGTTAGACACAGATTGATGTCATTTGCGATGGAAAGTCAAAGATATTGCAATTATAGTAAAGATAAATTTAACAATGAAATTACTTTTATATTACCTACTTGGTATAATCAATCAGAGGATGAAATAGACAAAGAAGATTTTAGAAAGTATTTAGCAGATTGTGAGAGTTATTACAATAACTTAATAAACAAAAGAGGTTTCTTAGCACAGGAAGCTAGAGAAATATTACCAAATGCTACTAAGACTGAAATTAATTGTAAAGCAAATTTAAGGGAGTGGCTACATTTCTTAACTCTTAGATGTTCTACTGCAGCTCATCCAGATATTAGAGTATTGGCTCTGGATTTACTTAAACAATTACATGAACAAATACCCGTCATTTTTGACAAACTTTATGATAAGTACTATGGAAGATAAAGCAAGAAAGAACGATCGTATAGATGATAAAACAAGATGGGAGTTAATACCACTGGATTGTCTGGAAGATATCGCTAGAGTGTATACAGAGGGTGCTAAGAAATATGGTGAAAATACGTGGCAGAATTTAGAAAACGGTTACGAACGTTACAAAGGTGCTCTTCTTAGACATTTGTATGCTGCAGAAACTAAAGAATTTGATGAGGAAACCAAAGTGAGACATGAAGCCGCAATGTGTTTTAATGCAATAGCTATGTTATATTATGCAAAGCATGGAAGAAAAATTAGATCAAATACTAGCAAATCAAGCACTAATAGTAAAGTTATTACTACAGATTCAATCAAAGGTAAATGAAAGTCAATTTGTAGAAGATTATGCCGCAAATCTAGCAGCTCAAATGACAGAAATAATATTAGGAAACAATATAGTAAGAAAATAATATGGAATTAAAATTTAAGAAATTACAAGAAGACGCAGTATTACCCAGTTACGCTAATCCTAATGATGCTGGATTAGATTTAACAGCAGTCTCCTTTACTCAAGAATTTGATAAGAGTGGTAAGTTAGTATTAGTATATCATACAGGTTTGTCAGTAGAGATTCCTGAAGGTCATGTGGGTTTGATCTTTATGAGATCGTCTATTTCTCAGAGATCTATGTCAATGTGTAATGCTGTAGGTGTTATAGACTGTAAAATTTTGATTGTATTTTAATACATATCAATAGAACCCATAGTATTTTCTTACGTTTTCTACAAAAAGAATTTATAAAATGGAATTAATTTGTAAAATTTGTGGTAAAACGTTCAAAGTAAAACCTTCTAGAACAAATACAGCTAAGTATTGTAGTAGCAAATGTCAACATGATAGTTTAAAAGGAGAACTAAATTGCACATGTGAAATATGTGGTAAGAAATTTCATAGAAAACAGTCTTGGATTAACAAAAATAAACATTCTCTTTGTAGTACAAAATGTGCAAATAAACTTAAAGAAACTTTGTATCTAGGAAAAGGTAATCACCAATTTGGATTAAAAGGGGACTTAAACGCTTCTTTTAAAGGAAAAGAATTAACGAGGAACAATCATAAATTAGTTGATATAAAAGTTTATTGTCCAGAACATCCAAATAAGGATAGAAACAATAGAGTTCTCAAACACAGATTGATCATAGAAGAATATTATTATTTATTTAATAATAAATACTTTGAAATTATTGATGGAAAGTACTATTTAAAAAGAAAAATCAATGTGCATCACATAAACGGCGATCACAATGATAATAGAATAGAAAATTTAATGCCAGTAACTAGATCAGAACATAAAACAATTCATATGTTAGAAGGTATTCAAATTAGAGATCCTAAAACTGGTAAATTAACTGCAGTCTTAAAACGGGGTGAATTGCTGGAAAAGCCTGAAGAGGTCAATCAGCAGCCAAGCTTGAATGGTAACATTCTTGAAGGTTCAGAGACTAATAGCCGAGTCCTTACTGAGGACAGTAATGCTGACACGAGTGCCCTGCCCGCTTAGCGGTGATGATATAGTCCGAACTACAGATATAACAAATTGAAACTGTAGAAATATAAGGATAAAGAGCCTTATAATATAACAACACCTTAATAAAGGGTTATAAAGGTGAGATTCTTGTTAAATTCAAGATTACTACAGATGCTCTTCCTACAATCTATCAACCAGGTGAAAAGATTGCTCAGTTAGTAGTAATGCCTTATCCGAAGATGGAGCCTGTAATTGTAGAGGAATTAGCAGGCGAAGATCGTGGTGGTGGATTTGGTTCAACTGATAATAAAGAAGAAAATGAGAATGCAGAACAGGGACGAGAAAGCGGAGCAACTGAAGGAGATAATCAATCAGTACAGTAAAAATCCAGAGTATGTTAATGCATTTTATACTAAACAAGAAGCAGTAGATGCATTGAATAGACATTATAAAAACAGATACATTAAAATAAATTTAGATTAATATGAATACGTATATTTATACAGGTGACAGCTCATTGTTAACAATGAAGGATAACGATATTAAGAATTTTGATACTATTAGTAATCATTACTTAAATATTGATTGGGCTTGGGTAATTGAGGAAGATGGTACCTTTGTAGCTAATGAAAAAGAATATGATGTAAAAGCTGGTGATGTAATATTGGTTCTCTATGCTGGTTATAGAGAAAAAGAAGTACCGGTTAAAGATAGAAGAAAAGTTAGAGATTTTGTTATTATGAGAAATGAAGATTTTTATAATAATTATAAATTGAATAAAGAATACGATCAAAATCGTAATATGAAGGGTTGCGATTGTTGCGAAGCTTGTGTTAAGGAAGCCTAAAAATGAATTTAGCAGATATAGTTGGTGGACAAGTAGTCATACATCCAGATATGTTGGCTATCCCACCATTCAAAAAACTTTGGGATTCATTCAAAGATAAAGATTTAGCAACGAAATATTTATGGTACATAGTACTTAAAAACAAATACGATTCTCCTTACGTAGAAACTATGGAGAGAGATCTAATAGAACCTACATTAAAGAAAGAACTATTTGGAGATGAAAACTATGAATTACCAGAAATAGTAATACAAGCAGAAGATAGTTGGAAAAGTAGAACATACTCCTTACTTGAGTATATGTTAGATGGATTACTATTGAAACTTGAAGGTGCTGCTAAATACTATCACTTATCTAAAGACGATGAAATGGATTTAGATTCTATTAAGAAACTTACAGATGGTGCTAAGAACATGGCCGGAGTAATAGAATCTATTGTGAAACTTAAATCTCAAGTAAGAGCAGAAGAGATTAAGAATAGCAAAGTTAGAGGCGGTGGAGAAATGAACCCATTTGAATTACCAAAAAAGAAGTTGTAGAAACTACGACACAATAAAAGACATTATAAAAACCTGCCCGTTAAGGGCTTAAAGAAATTGCAATTATGGCTAAGACTAAAACTAGTAAAAAGAATACTAAACCGACAATGATTATTTTTGACTTTACTGAGGTATATAACAACATGAAAGCAGAGCAAGAAAGAGATTTAGCTGAAGCTGCTGCTTATGCTATATCACACATGGATGAAAAAACAGAAAATAATCACACTACTAAAACTAGTTTATGGCAGAAAATTAAGAACCTGTTTAAACGAAGAAAGTAATTTATGATTGATTTCACAAAGAAAATCAAAAATTCTAATAAATTCAGAACCCCGGCGCTAACTTATATAGAGTCGGGGTCTTATTGTTCCTTCCCAAAAGGTACATCAGAGTATTTCAATTTTTGGGAAACAGAGGCCGATAGATGCATTAATGGTTATACTGCAGATGATGGGGACTACATCACTGGGTATAACTATTTTTATTTAAACTATTGCCCAATTCAAAGAATTGTATATAAAAATAAAAAGAATAAACAAGGGCAAGAAGAGTTAATCAAAGTAAGAGAATTAGCATTTCCAGACTTTTATGATTATGATTACTACTATTTTCAAGCTATTGAAAGTGCACAAGATCAAGGTAAACACTTGTGTGTAGCAAAAGCTAGACGTAAGGGTTATTCCTATAAAGGTGGTTCTATGCTTTGTCGTAATTTCTTTTTGATACCTGGTTCTAAGTCTTATGTATATGCATCAAATAAACAGTATCTTACTGATGATGGTATCCTTACTAAGGCTTGGGATTACATGGACTTCATAGATGAAAATACAGCATGGGGTAAGAAACGACAAGCTGTAAATACTAGCATGCGTCGTAGAGCTTCTATGATTGTAACTGATAATTTTGGTAATAAAATTGAAGTTGGTTATAAATCAGAGATAATAGGTGTATCATTGAAAGATAACCCAGATGCTGTACGTGGTAAAGCAGGTATGTTAATACTCTGGGAAGAGGCAGGTACTTTCCCAGAACTTAAAGCTGCATGGCAAATTGCTAGACCATCTGTAGAACAAGATGGTGTTGCCTTTGGTCTGATGATTATGTTTGGTACTGGTGGTGATGAAGGTCCTGCAGTAATGACATTACGTGAAGCATTTTATAATCCTAAATCATATAACTGTATAGGTTTTGAAAATATATGGGATGATGGCATCCAGAGTAAAGAATGTGGGTTCTTTATACCTCAACATACTAATTTGGATATACGTGATGAGAATGGTAAGCGATTGTACATGGATGAAGATGGTAATACTCTTCATGAAAAAGCAAGACAGTTTATTTTAAATTTACGTGAAGAGGAATTAAAGGAGGCTACTAGTTCTCAACAAATAGATAGATACGTAGCAGAACACTCTGAATCTCCAGCTGAAGCATTTACTGAATTATCTGGTAACATATTTCCAAAGAAAGAATTACAAAAACAATTAGCAAGGATAAGAACTAACACTAAGTTACAGAATCATAAACAAGTAGGTACTCTTACTCTAGTTAATGGAGAGATAATTTGGAATATACAGAAAACAGGAGACATAACCGAATTCCCATTACCAAAGAATTCTGACCCTACTGGTAAAATAGTTATATGGGAACACCCAGTTAAAGATGCACCATTTGGTTTATATATAGCTGGTATTGACCCATATGATCACGATCAATCAGGTACTAATTCATTAGGTTCTTGTTTTATATATAAACGTTTTCAAGACTTTGAATCATATTCAGATATCATTGTAGCAGAATATACAGGTAGGCCAAAAACTGCTGAAGAGTTTTATGAAAATGTTCGTAAGTTACTTATTTACTATAATGCAAAAGCAATGGTAGAAAACCAGAACACTGGTTTATTTACTTATTTCAATAACAAACATTGTAGCCATTTACTTGCTGATCAACCAGACATCATTAAAGATATTGTTAATAATTCTACAGTAAATAGACGAAAAGGATGTCATATGAATAGAGAAATCAAACTTTGGGGAGAAGGTAAGATTAAAGAATGGCTAGAAGAACTTAGGGATCAAAAACAATTAGGTTTAAATACTGTATTGTCTGAACCATTTCTAGAGGAACTTATTCAATATAATGACAAAGGAAACTTTGATAGGGTTATGGCATTTATGCAGGTAATGGTCTATAGAGAACAATTGTATAATATACAAGTAAAGAAGAAAGAGGATGTTGAAAAGAAAATGAGATTGTTTGATAAACCGTTGTTTAAAAATACAGATGATTCATTTACATTCACGCCTTTAAATAATAACACAACCACATTTATGTTTACTAATTAATATGGAAAGAACAGTCAACTCATTTCCTATCCAAAGACTACCACTCAGTAAAAAAACCGAAGAATGGCGAAAAGACTGCGTGGATTACATTATTGGAATATCTGGCATAGCTTCGTCCGAAAGTATACCTGATGAAGAAGAAATGCAAAGCTATTATGATTTATATAATAGTATATACAATGAAAAAGACCTAAAGTATGTTACAAATCCTTTCAATCAAGATGATGGCTTTCCAGCAATGGCACAGGATTATAATATCATACGTCCAAAAGTAGATCTATTATTAGGTGAAGAAACAAAACGTCCATTTAACTTTAGAGTGTGCCGTACTAGTGATATTGCTAGTAGTGAAGTACAAGACAAAGCTAAACAGATGCTGTTGAATTATATGCAAGCTGCTATGCTTGCTAAATTAAGCCCAGAAGATCAAGCTAGATTTCAAGAAGGATTACAAACAGGCGAAATTCAAACACCAGAACAAATACAGAAGTATTTAACAAAGGATTACAAAGATGCAGCAGAAACAACAGCATATCAAAGCTTATTATTCTTACTTAAGAAAGAAAACATTTCTCATGAATTTATGAAAGGCTTTAAAGATGCACTTGTTGCAGGACTTGAAGAGTATTACATAGGAATTAGAAATGGTGAACCAGTTATTAAAAGAATCAATCCTAAAGATTTTAAGTATCCTGCAGAAGAAGGCATTGAATTTATTCATGATGCATCTTGGTGTTGTTATAGATCATTAATGTCATGGAGCCAAATATATGATCAGTTTTATGATAAACTGGATGAAAAGCAATTAAATGAATTGTTAGAAATAGTAGATCAAAAACCTACATCTGGATTTGGTCCAGACAAAAGTCCAGTAGATGATTTTGTTCATTATAACTTAAAATCATACAATAAATTACCAGACCATAATCCTTATGGAGATCCAGATAACATTGTAGTTTATCATGTATGCTGGAAATCACTTAAAAAGATAGGGTTTGTTACAATAATAGATCCTGAGACAGGTATGCCAGATGAAATACAAGTAGATGAATATTATAAACCTACTGGTGAAGAGATCAATGTTGAATGGAAATGGATCATTGAAGCATGGGAAGGATATAGAGCAGGGGATGATCTTTACTTTGGTATGCAACCATTAGAGTACCAATTCCGTAGAGGAGACAATTTAAATAGTGCTAAATTACCATACACTGGTGCAGCTTATAGTAATACAAATACTAAAGCTAAATCATTAGTTGCTATCATGAAACCATTACAATACATGTATATCATACTCTGGTATCGTCTTGAAATGGCAATAGCTAGGGATAAAGGTAAGATACCTGTGATAGATGTTACTCAAATACCTAAGAGTATGGGTATAGATGTAGATAAGTGGATGCATTACTTAGGAGCACTTGGTGTAGCATTTGTTAATCCATACGAAGAAGGTTGGGATATCCCTGGTAGAGAGGGTGGTAAACCATCACCATACAATCAGTGGACTTCTATTGATGCAAGTATGTCTAATACTATTAATACGTACATTCAATTACTTGCAAAGATTGAAGAAATGGTGTCTGAATTGTCCGGAGTAACAAAGCAAAGACAAGGATCTATTTCTAGTAATGAGTTAGTGGGTAATGTAGAAAGATCTGTAGTTCAATCTGCTCATATCACTGAACCGTGGTTTTGGTTGCACAATCAGATTAAAACGCACGTATTGTCAATGTTATTAGATAGTGCTAAGTTTGCATGGAAAGATGACAAGAAATACTTAAATTATATATTTGATGAAGGTACTAGAACATTCTTAAGAATGGATGATAATTGGTCATATGAAGACTTTGATATTTTTGTAACCGATAGTACTAAAGAAAGTCAAGCCATTGAACAACTTAAGAGTCTTGTACAGCCAGCTATGCAAAATGGTGCATCATTATTAGATGCTGCTGAAATATTTACTAGCGACAATTTAAGTGTAATCAAATCCAAATTACAAGATATAGAAAACAACAGATTGGAGCAACAACAAGCAATGCAAGAGCAAGAAAATCAACAACAGCAACAGCTTGTTGAAATGCAGAATCAAGTTAAGGAAGAAGAACTTATGCTTAAAGAAGCTGAACTTGATCTTACTAAATATAAGATTGATCAAGACAATGCTACTAAGATTACTGTAGCTCAATTAAATGCTTATAGAGGATCTGAGAATATGGATCAGGATATGAATGGTATACCAGATCCTATTGAGATTGGTAATCAAGAAATAGCTAGACAAAAAGCTGTATCTGATGCTATGAGCAAACAAATGGATTTAGCTAATAAAGCTAGAGCTGAAGAAAATAAGAAAGAACTTGAAAAGCGCAAAATTGCTGCACAAGAAAAAGCTGACAAGTTAAAAGCTACAATCGAAAAAGAGAAAATAGCTCTTGAGAATAGAAAATTGCAAGAGGCTAAGAGGTTGCAGAAGATGAAAGATGATGCAGCTTATAAGAGAGAACAATTAAAAGCAAAGACTGCTTTAAAAAATAAAGTAGTTGGTGAATCTAAATCTAAAAAATAGGAGGACTAATTATGGCTTGTAAAGGAGGCTCTAAAAAGGGCGGAAAAGGTAAACCAGGTAAGACAGGTAAATAAATATTACTAGTATGAAATGGAAAGATTTATCTCTTAAAGAGAGAAAACAAATATACGATAGTGTCAGGGTGAATAACCCTGATGCTACGTATCTTGATATCAAGCAACAATTTGATTCCATTCCTGCGTATGAAGATGGTAAGGGTAAAACTATAAACAAAGCAGATTTACCACCAGAATATAGAATCGGTACTCCTGAATACTTTGAAAGACAAAGGAAAATATCAGGTGCAGTTAATACAGTTCAACCAGAAGCTTACATTACTCCAGCTGGATACATTAAAGATGCAGTTAATTTTATTGAAGATTTAGGTAAGGGAGATTATGCTGGTGCAGCTATGGATGCAGTATTGAACTTGATTCCTTGGGGAGTTGGAAAAGGTATCAAAAAACTAAAATCCAAAGTAGGAAGAATTATTGAGGGTACTGAAGTTGATGGAGCTAGTGTTCACAGTTTTGCTCCTACTCAAACTAAAAAGAAAACTAGAAAGAAAACAGAAGAAGATTATGATTCTGAATTTTCTGAAGTATTAAGAAAAGATAGAAATTCTAAGAAGTACCAACAAGAAATTTCTAGAACAATAGAACAAGCAATTTTTCCAGATGAAAGAACTCGTGAATTAGTAGAAAATGTAGACAAAACATATGGAACTAATTATAAACGAGCTTATTCTAATATTGCATATAAAGACATGACTAAAAGAGGAAGTTATGTCAAATGGGGTGATACAGACAAAGATGGTTATGGGCAAATAAATATAAAAAATATTAAAGATAATATATTACCTACAGATATAAATGATTATAGTGTGATATTAGATAATAATATTTATATGCCCGGAACTGCCAATCATGAGTTAGGACACGTAGCGGACGGTTTAGCTGGGTCTAGAAAGATTCAGGATTTTGATAGTGGTAAAGAATACATTACAAACACTTATCTAAATTATTTAGCAAATCCTAACAATGCATATAGTTCTGCGGAGTTAAGAAAAATGGGATTATTTGATGCTGCTGGTAGTAGGGCATACTTGTTGAATCCTACAGAAGCTAAAAGTCATATGTTAACTCTAAAGAGATCATTAAAAGATTCTGGTAAAATTACAAACTGGAGTACTCCTGTAGACGAAAAGATGATTTTGGAATATATGAGAAATCCAACATCAAATAAAATGGTTAAGAATCAATATGATTTGTATAGAAATAAAAACGAATATATTGATAGACTAAATAAATTAATTCCTATGGAAATTTTAATGCCATTAGGTGGTGCTGGATTCGCAGGTTACGAACTAAATAAAGAATAATCAATATGGAAAATTTATACCCAGTATACCCAATTCCATCTTATAAAGATGGAGGTATACACATCAAGAAAAAGAACCGTGGTAAGTTTACGGCAGCAGCTAAAAGAGCAGGGATGGGTGTTCAAGCGTATGCCAAAAAAGTATTAAAAGACCCAAATGCAAGCCCAACTTTAAAGAAGAGGGCAAATTTTGCTAGAAATTTTGGAGGCAGAAAGAAAAAATAACAATTACAATCTAATTATAATTAATTATGGAAAACAATAGTAACGATACACTATTTGGATTTACAGCTATAACTGATATGTTTACTGAACAAGTTGGCAACAACATTCATCAAGATGATGATATTGATGATGAAGAATTAGAGAGACTGAAACAAGAGTCTGCTAAAGCTAGACCTGCTACTCCTGGATCTAAAAATAAAAAGACAGAAGAAATAGAAGAGGAAGAAGAGGAAGAGGAAACTGAAGACATCGAAGAGGAAGAAGTAGAAGAGTCTAAAAAATCTAAAAAAGCTTCTAAGAAAAAGGATAAAGAAGAGACTGAAGAAGAGGAAACCGAAGAAGAAATTGAAGAAGAGACTGAAGAAGATGAAGTTGAATCTAAACAAGTATCTGCTTTATTTGATGCAATTGCTGAAGAATTAGAATGGGATTTTGATGAAGAAGAGGAAGAAGAAAAACCAAAGACTGTAGAAGAATTGGTTAAGTATTTTAAAGAAGTAATCGAAGAACAATCTACTCCAGAATATGCAAGCGAAGATGTTGCAAAATTAGATGAATTTGTTCGTAATGGGGGTAAGTTAGAAGATTATTTCTCTATTACTCCAGACATTGATGTTGACAATGTTGATATTGAAAATGAAAATGAGCAAAAGATAGTATTGAGAGAGTTACTAGCTAGAAAAGGTTACAGTGACAAACAAATTGCTAAGAAAATCGAAAGATTTGAAGATGCTGGAGTATTAGAAGATGAGGCTAGAGATGCGGTTGAGGAACTTCAAGAGATTGTTGCAAAAGAGAAAGAAGAGCTATTAGAGCAACAAAGAATCAAAAAGGAGGAAATGGTACAGCGCCAACAAAAGTTTTTTGATGACGTTGTCGGTGAAATAAAGTCCTTGGACAATATACGTGGTATTAAGATACCAGCTAAGGACAAGAAAGAATTATTGGCTTATATATTTAAAGCCGACGCTAGTGGAAAAACTCAGTACCAAAAAGACTATTCCAAGAGCGTAAAGAATTTAATAGAGTCAGCTTATTTTACAATGCGAGGTGACACTTTGTTAGATGCTGCCAAAAAACAGGGTACTAGCTCTGCTATTAAAAATCTGAAAAATAGTCTCAGATCAACAGGCGTTAGTAAAGGTACTAAGAGAATTAATACAAGTTCATCTAACTCTATTTTTAGTCGTGCAGTACAACTACTTTAATTAAAAATAAATTACTAACATTTATATGGATAACGGAATTTTAAATAATTTACAGATCGGTAGAGGTAAATGGTTCTCAGATCTTGTTGATGAGAATATGATTTCAAATGCAATGCTTACTAGACCGTATGAAGTAACCCGTGTTATTTCTTACGTATTCGGTTCTAAAGATGATGGTTATAGCACTTCTTTGGATGCAATTACTGGTGGTCTTGGTAATGTAATGACAATTGACCAAAGAGACTACGAATGGTCTGTAATGATCGATAGTGATAGAGCTGTGACGATTCGCTCTGCAAAATGGCAGGGAACAGAAATCACTGCTGCAAATGCTAACACAGTTATGGCAGGTTTGGGTAACACGCCTATCATGTTGTGGTTAGAGGACAAATGGTTAGCATAACGCCAAGCCATGCGTAGTAGTAATACTACGAAAAATAAACTTTGTTAATTGCTGGAAACTCCTAAAGATATTTAAACCCAAGAGTAAAATATAAATATATGGAAACGAAAGTTAAAAATGGACAATCAGCAGCCAAGCAAATAGAAAGAAGACCTATCAGAGGATGGGAAGGGCTGTACGAAATAACAGAAAATGGTCAGGTTTTTTCATTGAAACGTGGAATATATTTAAAACCTAGACTATCAATGGACGGTTATAGAAGAGTTTGTTTATGTAATAATAAGATACGAAGAGAATATCGTATTGCACGACTAGTAGCTGAAACTTTTATAGAAAATTCTGAGAACAAACCACAAATAAATCATAAAGATTATAATCGTCAAAATGATTCAGTAGAAAACTTAGAGTGGACTACTAATTATGAAAACGCCCACTACTCTTTTAAAGAAAATAGATATAAAATACCAGAAAATTATAAAGCCTATACTTTTACAAATGTTTATAATGGTAAGGCATTTACAATAATTGGAATAAACAATGTAGCAAAACAATTTCACTGCACTGCAAAAAATTTTAAAGCAATTATTGTAAAATATGCGAACACTGGATCTTATGTAAAACAAGGTATTTTTAAAGGTTTAAGAGTAGATTCTGAATATTTGAAGGTTCAACGACTATCCCAATTGGGAGTAGACTCAAGCGAGTCGAAATGCAAAGAATCCTAAGTAGGATTAAGATATAGTCTGAACATTTATCGAGAGATAAAGCAGCCGAAAGGCGGATATGGTGTAGCGAACCATATTGAACATATTGTTGGTCCTGGTGCAATTTTGGAATTTGATAATAGAGAGTATCAAGTACGTGTTTCTGGTGCTCCTTATCAAGATGGTAATGAATGGGTTTATACTTGTTTCATTGCGGATGGTCAATCTAACTCTTATATTCCTGGTGAATATTTGTTAGCTGGTCGTCAAGTATCTCGTTTAGCTTCTGCTTACGAAGAGTACAGTGAAGAGGGTGATATCCTGAATTATAATACTCATTTCAAGATGAGAAACTTCTTGTTTACAACTCGCTTGGATTATGATATTACAGGTACAGCTTATTCTACAGTACTTTGGATTGCTTTGAAAGATCCTAAAACTGGTAAGACTTCTTATTTGTGGTCTGATTATCAGGAATGGAAGGCAATGCGTGAGTGGTCTAAGAGATGTGAGAGAATGATGGTTTACTCTAAGTCTAATGTAAACAAAGATGGTTCTACTTCATTGTTAGGCACAAATGGCCGTCCGGTTTACATTCCTGCAGGTCTGTTGCAACAGATTGCTCCGTCTAACAGACGTTACTACACTGAGTTAACTCCGGAATTATTGGAAGACTTTTTGTTTGACTTGTCTTACAATATCTTAGGTACTAACGAACGTAAGTTTGTTGCTTTGACTGGTGAAATGGGTATGAGAGAATTTGACCGTGTATTGAAACAAAAAGCAGCTACAATGAACTTAATTGATACGAAGTTTATCAGTGGTTCTGGTCAGGCTTTGGTTTTAGGTGGTCAGTTTGTAACATACAAGATGACAAATGGCATCGAGTTGACATTGAAACATTTCCCGTTGTATGATGATACTACTTATAATCGTTTGTTACATCCGGTATCTGGTAAACCACTGGAATCTTATAGAATGACATTCTTGGATCTTGGTAGACGTGATGGTCAAGCTAATATCGTTAAGGTTGTTCGTAAGGACCGTGAGATGGTTATCTGGAATACTTCAGGTTCTGTAGCTCCGGGAACTGGTTACTCTAAAAATAAATCCACAGTAAGATCTAATGCAAAGGACGGGTACTCTGTGCATTTTTTAGGCGAGATGGGGATAATGTTACGTGACCCACGCGCGTGCGGTGAATTGCTGATGGAGGTCGAGGACTAAGAAATGGACACACTTAATTGGAACATTTCTGATATTCTTACGTTACATAAATAAATGTAACAAAAAGAATATTTATGAAAAAGAACCAATTATTTGAAATTTACTTAGTAAGCAATACACAAAACAATAAAGTATACATTGGAGCTACTAGCCAAGGTAGTGCAAAGCGTTTCAAACAACACGTTTGGAAATCGGAAAGTGGCTCCAATTATTCTTTTCATAAAGCAATAAGAGAATTTGGTACAGATGTTTTTGAAGTGAAAACATTAGAATACGTAAACACCATTGATGAAGCAAAAGAAAGAGAAAAGTATTGGATCATTCAATACAGATCTACAAATCCTAAGTATGGATATAATGGTGACTGTGGTGGTGATATAATGTTCCACACAGAAGAGGCAAAGGTCAAAATATCAGCAATACACAAAGGTAAAGATATGTCATCGTACTACAGAGCGGTATTGCAATATAGCAAAGAAGGTGACTTTATTCAAGAATATCCCAGTGTAACTCACGCTTGTGAATTTACTAAGATTAGTAGAGCTTCAATGTTAAGAGCTCTTAATAAGACATTAAAAACACAATCTAAAGTAAATCCATATGTATGGTTTTATAAAGATGAATTTGAAACTGTTCCTACTAAAATAGATACTTCTGATATGTATTGTAACAAAGTGTATGAGAGAAAAGTATCAGAAAACTTTTTAAAAGCAGGAGAAAAACAACGTAGTCGTGATAACATGTTTGCCAATACAATAGTAGAACAATTAGATTTACAAGGTAAAAGAATTGCATTATTCTACAGTATAGCTGAAGCAAGCAGACAAACTGGCGTATCGTTAAGAACCATAAAAGAGCATTGTGCTGGAGTATATCTAAATAATAAAAATATCAAGAATTGCACGTGGCGTAAAATTGAAGATGTTGCTAATTTAACAGCAGAAGATCTAAACGTATTACATACTCAGGAAAATGTCGCAATGAGTAAACGTGCAGGTAACAATACCAGAAAAGTTGCTTTATACAATCAAGATAATGAATTAATAAAAATATTTGATACATTGGAAGATGCATCAAAACTTACAAATGTAGATAGATCTACAGTAGGTAAGCAGTTAAAACGATACGGCATTCGAATAATACCTAATGTAGGATATCTGAAATTTTATAAAGAATAAAATACTATGGATATAATATTAAAATTCGCCCGTACAAACCCATGGGCTGGAATCGCTAAGTATAAGAATTGTAAAGATTATATCAGTACTTACTGGACAAGATCTGGTAATAGATATACTGGTTTAACCCCAGAAGATGCTAGACGTTTGGAGAAAGAAATGGGATATGAAGAAGGACATTTATCTCCACAAAGTGGATTCTGGAAAACATATGCAATCGGTTTAGGCGCAAGAGATAAAGTTTTACATACTGAAAGACCTGAAGATGAACTTGCATATTTATTTTTAAAAGGACACAAAAGAGTAGCAAATGGAATCAATAATCTTAAACCTACTCATGACTATGTTCTTGTAAATAAAGAAATTGAAGCTGAAGAAGCTAACAAAAGAAATAAAGCTAAACGTGAGGCATTCTCTGAATTTAATAAGATGTCAATTGAGGAAATGCGCAAATGTTTACGCTTATATGGTCACAAGACTGATAATATCAGTAATGAGCTAGTTGAAAGTAGTTTATTTGATCTCATTGAAAACAATCCTGATAAGTTCTTCTTGATTTGGGTAAACAACAAAGTAAGAGATACTCAATACATTATTGAAGCAGCTATTTCAAAGAATGTAATTCGCAAGTCTAAAAACATCTACTACTATGGTACTGACATTATTGGTAGAAGTTTGGAAGATGCAATTGCTTCATTGAATGATAAAAAGAATCAGGACATCAAAATGACTATACTTCAAGAAATAGAATCTAAGTAAAAGTAAACATGACAGTATTAGAAGCACATATAGCATTTAAGATTGAAGCGGACAAGAATGCCGTTAATATTGGCATATCTGGTTGTCCATCTTTTTTGCCTGAGGAAATTGATTATTGGTTGTATACAGCATATCTAAGTAAGATAGCTACTAAAGCTACTGGTAATAATACTCTTAGAATACCATTTGAAGGTAATATAAAAAGAGTAGCAGATTTAGAGGGTTTAGTAAAAACTGATAAAGGATTGTCTTTACTAAGTGAACCTATAAGTAATAGACTCACTATGAATAATTTCAAATCTAGTATTACTTATGGTGATGATACTCAAGATAAGCGTATGTACTTCTTAGAAGGAATTTTACATTTTGGTAGTAATAAAATAGCTACAGTAAAACTTATTAGTCACGAACAAGCTACTAGATTCTTAGAAACTTATAATAATAAACCTTGGATTGAAGAGCCTGTAGCAATACTAGAGGATAATAAGTTAATAGTATTTATAGATAGGGATCTTATGGTAGGTCCCTATACTATAGATATTACTTATTTAGCATATCCAAGAAAGATTAATAATCAAGATATTACGTCTACTCTAGACGAAATTCCAGAGTATATGCAATATGAAGTAGTTAAACTAGCTGCTGACATGGCAATTGAGAATATTGAATCTCCAAGAACTCAAACACATCCACAGTACGTAGCACAATTATCAGAATAGGAGGTATAGATGGACGCAAAAAATATGCAAATGGAATTTGAGCGCAGGATACAGTTAATAGATCCTACTCTTACTATAGACCAAAAGCCTAATTCTGATCTTATATTTTCAATATTAAATGAAGCTCAAGATAGATATGTAATGATGAACTATGTTGGTGATGATCAGATGGAAACTGAAACCAACATACATACTAGAAATACAGATTCTATTAAGAGTTTATTAGTAGAAAAAGAGTTAACCGCAACAGGTACTACTCTTAATGGTTTTACAAGATACAGATTACCATATGTATCTACTGAAGAATATTTCTTATATGTACATTCCTTTAGTAAAGTAAAAGGTACATATAAACAATACAAGGATTTTGTTAGGGTAGATAATCAATTGGTCAAGTATAGAGATCTTGGTAAGTTTATTAAAACAGCATACAATACCCCTATTATTAGACAACCTGCTGTTGCATTAGTATCAGATCCTACTACTAAATATAATTATATAGAAGTAGCAGTGGATTCATATACTACATTAGGTAATGTTACATTGACTTACTACAGGAAACCATTAAGATTCAATACTACTAATGGGGCTAGTAAATGTGAACTACCAGAATCAATTCATAGTGAAATTGTAGATTTAGCAGTTAATATGTTTATTACTGAAGGTAAATATAGATTACAAGTAAAACAACCAAATGATCAACAATAATGAAGTATATTGAATTACAAACCGCTTTTGAATTAGAAATAGATCAATTAGATAATAATCTAACAAAACCTACTACTTCAGATATTGAGTATTGGTTAATGGCTGGGTTAGATAAATTTATTAAAACTAGATACTCCGGTATCAATTTTAAGCAAACTGGATTCGAACAAGATCAAAAAAGAATAGATGACCTGCGTACATTAGTTACTAGAAAGTCTTATCAATTCACTACATATCCAGAAGAATATTCAGTTACTCTACCAGATGATTATATGTTTACTGTAGGAGAAACTGCTGTAATATTTAGTTATGATCATTGTTGGCCTGTGGGTCCAAGTGGTCAACCAAGAACTAAAAATACAGATGTGTTAGAAGCCACAGTAGAAAATATAGATAGACAAAGACAAAACACTTTGTCAGAATATAGATTACATGGTAGATCTGCTAGACCATTAAGATTGTATGAAGGAAATGAAATTCACTTGTATACAGATGGTAATTATCATTTAAGAAATTATATTCTCACTTATTTGAGAACCCCCAAAAAGATTAGTCTCACAGATGCTCCTTTTGAGGAGTATACTGATATGCCAGTTTCAACTCATTTAGAAATAGTGAAATTAGCAGCGGAGTTGTATTTGGAGAATGAGGCTAATCCAAGATATCAATCGTATATGAACGAAGTTTCAACAATGGAATGATTATACGAAAAATTTTCTTAGTTTAATCTGACGAGGAAATCTGAAACATGAAAGTAGAAAGATTAAACGAAGCGTTAAACTAAGGATATCCAAAAATAAGTTTAACCAAGCTTGATAAAATTATGTCCGAAACTTATATTTGTTCTGTTTGTAAAAAATACAAAACTGCTTCTGAATTTCCTAAGTGTTCAAGAAACAAATATAGAAATTGTCTAAATTGTACTTGTAAAAAGTGTTTTAAGGATATATATGGAAAGAATAGAAGACAGGTAAAGGAAAGCGAAGCATTAGATAAATTACTAAAAATAAGATTACATGATGCACAAGTTAGAGCAAAGAAGAAAAATCTGTATATAGATATTACTTTAGAGTATTTGAAACAATTGTGGAATAAACAAGAGGGCAAATGCGCTTTAACTAATTTTCCTATGAGTTATCAACAATCAAAAGGTAAACGCAATCCTTATAGTTTGAGCATCGATAAAATTGATCCAAATAAAGGTTATGAAGTCGGAAATGTTCAATTTGTATGTTTTGCTGCAAATATGATGAAAGGTGAACTTTCTTTATCGGAATTAAAAAAATTTTGTCAAGCAATAATAAAAAATAATAATTATGCTTAATCATGTGAACACGGTACTTATTGGTACTGATGCACCTGCATCTTATACTACTGCAGATGCTTTAACAAAGGGTCAGATCGCATTGTTCGATCAAAATAGAGCAATCGTAAAAGATGCAGCTGAAGCTAAAGCTGCTAGTTCATTGTACATTGGCGTTTGTGAAGGCAAAGAAGATGTTTATAATGGAGAAGGAACAAAATCAACTAAATCAGTTATTCGTTTTTCAATGCCTATCATGAAGGGTTCTAAACCTAACATGGTATTTAGTGAATATGTAGCTGCAGCTGAGGACAAAATTGTAATTACTGCTACTGATGTTACTCCAGAAGTTGGACATCGTTATGTATTACGTTTAGTATACACTGACATTTATGAAGCACCAGGACAATTTACTCATACTTATGAAGTTATTGCAAAGAGTACAAGTGCAACTGATTTGATCACAGCTTTTAAGAATAAGATCAACAAACACAAAGAAGCTAGAGTAGTAGCAACTAGTTCAGCTGCTGTACTTACTTTGAATGCAAAAGAAATGCCATACAATGAAGGCATCATGTTGGATTCAAACTATTCTCAGGTTTCTGTAGAAGCGTTTATGCGGAAAACTATTCCTTCTGGTTTGTTGAGCAATGTAATGTATTCTATTGCTAATTTGACAATTGCTAAAACTCAAGGTACTCCTGGTAAAGGTAATCCGAAGATTGTTCGTGATCGTGAAAATGCAGCTCTTGGTTACAGAGGTATTACACATCGTGCAAATGGTATCTATCCGTACATTGCTCCTGAGTTAAAAGCCGATTTAAGTGCTACTTACGATACATTGTCTATCGAATGGGATAACAAATATCTTAGTGATGATAATCAATACATCAAAACAACTCCATTAGCTTGTGAATTATATGTAAATGCTGGTGAACTTGAAGACTCTGCATTTATGACAGCTTTAAAAGCTTTTGTAGAAGTTGCTTAATCAAAAAATATAATTCAAACCAAAAAGGGGATTGGGAGTAATATCCCTTTCCCCTTTTTATTTATATACGATTGATATGGAAGCAAATGAATCATTATACTATGCAGAAGTGAAGTTACTAACCACATACTGTCACAATTGCTTAGACAATAAAATGAAAGATAAAATAATGATGTTCTTACTCAAGAAAACATTATATGATAATGCTGTTGCTCTGAATCTTACAGATGATGCAGAACAGTATTACAATGAAATGCTGAATTTACTTGATATGAGAACATGTAATTGTACTATTAACGATTGTAAAAACTGTAAAGATGGATACTGTCAATTATGTAAATAAAGTAGGTAAACTAGTAAATGATTCTACTAAGTACAATGTTAAATTAGACAGAACATCTATTGAAAATGTAGTACTAATATCTCATTTTGGAGATCTTGTGAAACAAATAAGTGCTGATACTAAGCTTACTGAGGAACAAAAAACTAAGACTTTAAAAAAAGTCAATAGATATATAAACTGTCTTAAGAAACAGATGAATTTCTATCCAGAAAAGAACATTGCTTCAGATTGTATTTTGACCGAAGTAGAAGAACACATAATTCAAGAGTAATATGAATAAAAAGATATCACAATTTGAACTAACAACTAAACTGCAAGAGCAAGACCTCATTACCCTTGTACAAGATGGTAGTAATAAAAATATTACTAGTGGAAGTTTTACTACATCACTATCAGGTACATTTGCCACTAATGAGAGAGTAGATGCTGTAGAAGAAGATGTTGAGATACTAGATACTAAAGTAAATGATAATTATAAAGATCTTAGTAATAAGATAGTAGAAGGAGATACTAGTGTAACTACTAATCTTAATAGTACTATCACTAGTTACTATGATGTATTGAATAATAAGATCATTACTTTAGATACTAAGCATGACACCGATATGTCAGAGATTGGTGGTACTATGCAAGAATGGATAGATGATATTGATAATAGATCTACTATTGAACAATTACAGGATGCATTGAACAGACTTACTGTAGCTGAGAATACTATTACTGCTTTAGCAGAAGTGATTGCTAATGGTGGTGGGGGCAGTGGCAACGTACCAGGTTATCATACACAACCTTCTAGTACTATTACTTCTTTACAAGGATATTATAAAGGCGTAAGTGCAGATCCCTTGGTAAGTACAGATACATTAAATCAAGCACTATCTAAACTTGAGAACCAAGTAGAAGCTGTTGCGGATGGATCTGGTTCTTTGCCTGTAATCAAAATGGGTGAAAGTACTACTCCTACTGATAACTATATTTATACTGCTGGTAAGGTAAAACAAGACTATATATTTAAAAGTGGGGATACTGTACCGGGAAGAATAATATATACCACAGGAATACAAGGAGGGCAAACATTCCGTTCTGGTTGGGATGGAGTTGGAGCTAGTTTGTATCCATCAAATTCTAAATGGAATCTAGAATTAGATAACCTATTTGTTAGAGGTAATATGACAGTTAATGAATTAACTGTAAATGAAATAAAAGCAGTAGGTGGAGATATTTTAGTTACATTAGGTGATATGAAATGTATTAAAGTAGAGGAAAAAGTTAATGGATACAAATGTTACTTTGATACAGAAGATGGCACCAAGTATAATGAATTTATTGTAAACGACCAAGCAATATGTCAAAAATTTGATGGACATAATGTAAAAAGATATTGGAGAGCCGTAACAGAAGTAGGTAGTGATTATATATTACTATCTAAGGATGTGTGTGAGCCTGGCAGTAGCACACCTTCTGCAGATGATGAAATATTATTATTGGGTCATCGAGTAGAAGGAGATGCGGAATATGATAAACAAATGGAAGATAGACGTAACGCTATTTTCATTTCTGCAAAAGGATCAAATGCTCCAAGGATTGCCTTTTACTCGGGAATTAATGATTTTACTTTGGAAGGCAAAGATAAAACAGTAATTGGAAAAGATAGTAAATTTGTTGGTACAATTACAGTAGTATCTAAAGATGGAACTGAAACTGGTATTCCTATTTATAGAGGAACTTGGTCGGTAGATAAGCAATATTATTATTATGACTGTGTAACATATAATGGTAGTACTTGGATAGCCACTCAAGACAACATTGGTAAAGAACCGAAAGAAGGAAGTCCTTATTGGACAATTTATATTGCAAAAGGAGAAAATGGGCAAGCTGGTGATGATGTTGCAAAATGGGTAGAAATTGTTGGAAATAGAATGTTTCTGTATGATTCCCCAGACTTTTCTGGTACTCCCACTCCAGTTAATTTAGGATTAAACGCAAAGACATATGGAATTGTGCAACCATCATATCAATGGACAAATGTAACAAACAATAGTGAAATTGTTGGGTATGGTAATTCTTTAATAGTTACACCAGATATGATTACTGACAGAACTGCTGTTTTTAGATGCACCGTAACTGATAATGATACTCAAGCGACTTATTATGATGAGATGCAAGTTGCTAAATTAGCAAATGGTGCCGAAGGTCTAGATGCGTATTATATAGACTTAACAAATTATTCCGCATCTGTTCCATTTGATAGTTCTGGTAATATACTAATAGACCCATCTACAATATACACTGATGTATTTGCATATCATGGAATTACTCAAATACCAATTATTTCCATGACAGCTAAATTTACTGAAGGTTCTGGTACATGTGAAGTTAAAGATAATAGAGTATCTTTAAAAACATTAACTTCTACTAGTGCAAGAATAACTCTTACAATTGAAGTAGACGAAGGTGTAACAGTAACCAAAGATTGGTATATTAACCAAAGTAAAAATGGAGAAGATGGCTTCAATGGAGAAGATGCTGTTAGAACATATTTAACTGGAGAACAATTTTTTCACTACGCAGAATATGCAAAAATACCAACTCCTCAATCAATAACATTAAAGATGGATACCACATTAATGGATGTAGCTTCGTATAAGTGGTATTGGAAAATATCTGGTACTTCTGAATGGACTTTGCTAGAGGGAGAAACAAAATCTGAATTAGTTGTAGTTTATAATGGAGTATATTTCCAGACAGGTGAAGATGAAATTACATTTAGATGTGTAGTAACTAGTACTGGGGGGGTATCGTTTGAAGATATAATTACAATAAATAATGTTCGAGATGGAGAAAGTGCGTATAGAGGAGCATTAGATAATGAAAGTATGACAGTTCCAGCAAATTACGAAGGTGTTGTCAGTGATTGGTCTCAAGCCACTACTTATGCTCACTTAAGAAGAGGTGGCACAAAATTTAATAATACTGAATATACTCTAACTTCTTCCCAGTTAAGTGGTGTAGGTACATTAAGTATAAATCAAGAAAAGAAACAGATCACTGTCAATAGTTCCAGTATCCCAAATAACTATGTTACTGTGCAGTGGCAAATAAACTTTGTGTACGAAGGAATAACTGTAGATACAGTAGTGTTATCTTTAGTAAAGAATATTACTGGAAAAGATGGAAATGTTGGCAATTCTTCTATACAAATTTATTGTAATACTAATTCCACTCCAACACGTCCTACTTTTACAGAAATGATTTCTTCTAGTGGTGGTACTTCTGGTTCTTTTGCATGGTATCCAGATCCCACTAATAGTACAACCACTCTAACTTGGACAAGTACAGGATATCTTAATCCAAATACAAATAAAATAGATCTACTACCCGATAAATCGGGTTACAGGTGGACAAAACCTATTATTTTTTCTCCATTGAATGGAGAAAATGGCTCAGATGGTAGAGGTGTGAAAAGTGTTACTATGCAATATTATAAATCTACTTCACCAACTAGTTTATCTGGGGGGAGTTGGAGTTCAAGTGCTCCTGCAGCAGAAAGTGGATATTGGATATGGACTAGATTATATATAGTATTTGATGATGGGGATTATTCATATACAAATGCAGTATGTACTACAGGTGCAACAGGAAGTGATGGAGATTATGGCCCGGGTTTAAGTTATCGTGGTGAATACTCTTCAACTACTAACTATGCTTGGACAACAAATTCTCAGGGAAACGTAAGAGATATAGTAAAGTATAGGGATTCGTTTTATGCAGTGAATAGATCTAAGAAAGGTGCTGGTGCGTTTAGTGGAAAAACTCCAAGTAGTAATGCAGGTACAGATGGTGGCAATTACTACTGGGTTAAATTTAATTCATTTGAAAATGTAGCTACAGATTTATTATTCGCAGATAAAGCAACTATTGCAGGATGGGATTTTTATAATACTAATATTCAATCTCAATCTGGTACAATGCGATTAGATGGTAGAACAACTGCTGCCGTTACAAGTAAAATTCATTTAGCAATAGGATCTAATGCGGCATCTTCACCTGGATCTGCACCGTTTAGAGTAGATACTAGTGGTCAATGTTACACATCAAAGCTAAATGCAGTAGGTGGTACTGTAGGAGGATTTGATATTTCGGAAGGTAGAATGACAGGTTCTAATTCAGATAGTTATGGAAACAAGTTCACATTATCCCCTACTATGACTATGTACGGTAGTTATGGAATTCCTTCTGCTGCTGTTGGTTTTGGTTTATCAGCAATTCCAGCAACTACTGGACAAACATGTCCTGCAGTAGTATTGAATACTTTGAATAGTAGAGAAGGTGCTACAAATGGTTTTACTCTCATATTATATAATGGATCTGCTAGATATAGTAATACTCCACAACGTTGGTTAAATTGTCAACATTATACTGATTCAGGATGGGGATCTGGTTTTTCTTTAGAAAGTAGATACTTCGGAGATTCAAACAACATGGAAAGAACTATTGTTAATTTTGTTCAGTTACCTACTTTAACTCAACTAAAAAATTACGGTTTGGAGTCTAGTGATACTAGTTTTAATGTTAGGGTGAGTAATGGTGGATATTTATATATAGAAGGATAATATGGAACTTAATTTAAAGGAAAGAGCAATTATAATATACAACTTACTTTGGAAATATGATTCTTATGTTAATTTACAAACAAAAGAGTCTATTAAACAAAAAGTTGACTTTACAGAAGAGGAGCTTGAAGGGATTAGCCAATATACTGGTGTTGATGGTAATATATATACACAGTTTAGTGGCGCCTTGGATCTAGAAACTACCCAAAACTATGAATTTACTGAAAATGAAATAATTTATCTTGCAGATAAAATAATGGTTTTAAATGCAACTAATAGATTGAATGATGAGGGTATGTCAATGTATGCAAAAATTGAGAACATCTACTCACAAATACAAGCAGAAAAAGGGTTTACAAAAATAGGACCGTGGCAATATGCTAACGCAAAAGAACTAAATAATAACTATTACAATGGTTAAGAATAATGTATATTATGAATGGTTTGCCAGTATAACCGTACCCAATCCAGATCAGGTTGGGTACTGGGTTGACTTGGGAGCAGATTCAAAAGGTAGAATAATTAAAGTTTACAATCGTGATATAGAAAAATGGGTTGTACTCTTTGATGTAAGTAAAGATGACTATGTACCACCATTTATTGGTTCTAATGGCAACTGGTGGGTAGACAATAGAGATACTGGAGTAAAAGCTACTGCAGAGGCTCCATATATAGGAGAGAATGATCATTGGTTTACTTATGATCCTATCAACAAAGTATATGTAGATACAGGTATAGAAGCTCGTGGTCTTAGTGCTTATGATATTGCGGTTAAGTTAGGTTTCGAAGGTAGTGAACAAGATTGGATTGATAGTTTAAGTAAAGCATCTGAAGATGCAGCTGTTGCTGCACTAGATGCAGCTAACAAAGCAAATGAAGCTGCAGATAAAGCCAATCAAGCTGTAGAAGAAATTGAGGGTATAGTTGATGATGCTATCGCTGCTACTGATAAAGCTGAAGAAATTGCTAGTAATCCACCAAAGATCGTAGATAATGATTGGTGGATTTATGACTACGATACTAAACAATATGTTAATACTGGTATAGCTGCTATTGGTGATGCTTTCACTTACAAGAAGGAATATCCTTCAGTAGAAGCAATGGAAGCTGATTGGGGTACTGCTGATGTAAAGTTAGGTGAATATGTACTTATTAATACTAATAATGTAGAAGATCCTGATGATGCTAAAGTTTACTTAAAAACTCAAGAAGGCTGGAAGTTTATTGTTGACTTATCTGGTATGCAAGGTATTCAAGGTTGGTCAGCATATGAAGTTGCAGTAAAACATGGTTTCGTAGGTACTGAAGAAGAGTGGGTTCAGTCATTAAAACAACCTGCATTAGATGCAGCAGCAGAAGCATTGGATGCTAAAGCACAAGTAGAAGCTACTGAAAAAGCTGTTAAAGAAGCAGAAGCATTACGTGTTACTGCGGAACAAGGTAGAGTAAATGCTGAAAATACCAGAGTAAGTAATGAGAATACACGTATATCTAATGAAAACAGTAGGAAAGCAGAAGAGTCTAAAAGGGTAACTGCTGAGAATGAGCGTATTGCTGCAGAGAACTCCAGAAGGTCTGAAGAGGATATTCGTAAAACTAATGAAGCTAATCGTATATCTGCTGAAAGTTCTAGAGCTAGTGCAGAAACATTAAGAGCATCTGCTGAAGTTGAACGCAATACAAATGAACAGAAAAGAATTGAGGAAGAAACAAAGAGAATCAGTTCTGAAGAGGGAAGAGTTGCAGCTGAAACTAAACGTGTAGATAACGAAGATGCTAGAATAGCAGCTGAAACAGCTCGTGATACAGCAGAACAGGAAAGAGTGTCAAATGAAGCCACTAGACAGGCAAATGAGGCGATTAGAGAGACTCAAGAGGCTGCAAGGGAAAAGAATACAGCTGATGCTATAACTGCCGTAAATGAGGCTAAAACAGCTGCACAACAGGCTACTACAAATGCAACTACTGCTGCTAATAATGCTAATACTCAAGCAAACAGAGCTAAAGAATATGCAGACAATCCTCCCAAAGTAGGGGATGATGGTTATTGGTATCTTTGGGATGAAGTCAATGATGTGTATGTAAACACAGGTTGGCCATCCTCAGGTATTGTATTAAAAGGTAGTCTTGATAGTCCAGAAGATTTAGATACTATAGTAGATCCACAACTTAGTGATTCTTATATTGTTGGTACAGACTTATACTTTTGGAATGGTACTGAATGGGTTAATATGGGTAGATTCCAAGGGCCTCAAGGAGAACCCGGTAAAGATGCTGAACTTAGTAAAGCAGCTATTGAAGCTGTGTTAGTAGGTGAAGTAACTACTCATACTCATGATACTAGGTATTATACTAAGGATCAAACTGATGCTAATATAAAGGTAGTAGCAGATGACCTTGCTAACAATTACTATAATAAATCCCAAGTAGACAGTAAGTTTACTTCTGTATATATTTTCAAAGGATCTGTAGATACGATTGAAGATTTACCTACTGAAGGTAATATTATTGGTGATGTATGGAATGTTCGTAAAAATGATACTAACTATGCATGGACAAGTGAAGGTTGGGACGCATTAGGAGGTACTGCTGAATTAGCTTCATTAACATCTAATGGTTTGATGTCTAAAGAAGACTTTGCAAAGTTACAGGATATTGAAGCAGGTGCACAAGTTAATAAGATTGAGACTATTACTAAAAGAGTAGAACTCAATGTTGTTAATAAGAACGTGACTATTCCAGAGGATATTAAGATCTCAGATACTGAACCTACTGAGGAAGAGATCATGTGGTTAGATCCCAGTGAAAACTATGACTTTACGTTTGATGGTTATAGTCAAGCACAAGCCGATGAGTTATTTGTAAAGAAGGAAGCAGGTAAAGGTTTATCTACTAAAGACTATACAGCTGAAGATAAAAAGAAAGTAACTAACTTAGGTAGTTATGTGTCTAATGCTACAGGTGCTACTGCTGATGCTAATGCTGTTGCTATTACTCTGGAAAAGAAAGATCCTACAACAGGTACAGCAGATAGTAGTGCAATAACTATTGATAAAGCTACTACTAGTAAAGCTGGTGTAATGTCTGCTGCTGATAAGACTAAACTTGATGGGTTGAGTAATTACGATGATTCTACAATTACTCAGGACATTACCAACATAAAAGCAAACAAACTTGAGACAATTGAAGTAACTGGTACAGGTAATGTAATTACTACAGCTACTAAGAATGGTACTAAGATTGCATTTGCTAAAGGTATTACTGCAATGACTCAAGATGCTAGCGATGCCAGATATGTCAAAAAGGCAGGAGATACCATAACAGGTGCTCTTAATATAACGGCTGCTGGATACAATGCTGAAGTTTCTTTAGATGGATTAAAATTAGAGACTTCTAAAACCAGTGCTAATGCAAAAGGTTTATTTTTTAGAAACTTTGATAAAACCGGTTATATTGGTGGAATTGGAATGTTTTCTACTGGAAACGGATCTATATATAGAGTTTATAATGCTTATGTAGGATGGGATAATAGTCCTTGGGATAGTGCTAATAATCTTACTGTATCTAAAGATGCATTTACTTATAAGAATAATAAAGTATGGCATGCTGGTAATGATGGTGCAGGTAGTGGACTAGATGCTGATTTGCTAGATGGTTATCATGCTGGATATAAAAATGGTAATCTTGCATTATATATTAATTTTCCAAAAATAACTGATTTAATAAGTCAGGGTTTATTAAGATCAGATTATGAGACAGTTGGCTATCCGACAGAGGATTTTTTGATTGCATTATGTAAATGGGCAATAAACAATTATACGGATGAAACTTCCCATGTATTGCTACAAGGAGAGATTACTCCTGCTGTCTCGGGGTGGTGTGTTTTGAATCTTTATGCTAATGATGGAAAAGATAACACAACAGGATTACCAAAATATTGTTCAGGTCAAGTAAATTTAATTAATAAAAGCTCCATATTATTCGGTTCTTATAATGGAACCTGGTATTATAAAACATTAGTAGATACTTCTAATCTAGAAGATACTCTAGCATACTGGTATGAAAATGATGAAAACAATTCATCCACAACATGTGCAACAGGTGGTAATAGAAATGTAATTGAATCATTAAGAAGTAAGTTCAAGAGATGTATTGCTAAACCATATGGAGATGATGCTGCATTGATTAGTTACTTAAACGAAACAGATAGTAATAAATGGCCTGATGGTACAGGTGCTACTTACGAAACCGTTAGAAAGGAGAGTTTAATGGTACATTTCCCTAAATACTATCACAAAACTATAGAAAGAAGCCCAGGTATTTGGAGAACATACATATCAGAACAACAAATTGATAATGACTACATTGAGGAACCAGAATTATTATTAGGTACATTTGAAGGAATAATTTCAGATGAAAATGGAGGAGCGTTGACTAGTACTGGATCTTCTATATCAGCAGCATCTAAAACTATAGCACAGTTCGTTGCAGCAGCAAAGGTAAATGGTTCAATGTATGGCATTGGTGATTATAGGTCTCATGCTACTATAGCTAGAATGTTTTGTGCTTACTATAAGACTACTAATATTAGTACAAGCAATAGTGCTATTCCTTGTTCAGGAGGTACTAAGAGATATAACTACGGTTGGACTGGTGGAACAAAGGCTTTAGGTAATAGAGATGGGAAAGCAGCTGTAAATAATGATGCTGGATATTACTCAACTAACTTCTTAGGACTTGAAGACTGCTATTACAGTAAGTGGGAGTTTGTACAAGGAATAAACATTTTAAAAGGTAAATACGTTGTATATGATGGAGGTTCATTCCCAGATAAGGATGTAACAGAGCTTGAAGCAGCAGGTGCTACTAATATCAGAGTTGTAGGGTATGAACCTAATCCAGCTGCAACAGAAGCATATTCTGGATGGACTAAAGCCATAGCTCAAGGTAAATATGGTGATGTAGTTCCTACAGCACATGGTGGATCTGAAACTACTTACTATTCCGATTATAGCTGGTTTAATCCAACAGCAAATAGAATCTTTCTGCGGTCGGGT